GTGTTAAATTGATTATTCGAAAATAAAGAACCAGAACCAACTACATTAAACGCCTTATATGAGCCGCCCCACGCGCTCGGCGTCACTCCTAGACCGAGGTTGCCGGACGCATCAAATTTCATTACATCGCCAGTGCCGTGCTGAATAATGCCAAGCCCGGTGCCGTTTGGCGACAACGTCAAATAAACATTTTGATTTGCGCCGGTAGTTCCAATCTCAAGCTGCCCGTAAGACGATTGAGCAAAAAACTTGGCGATTTTCTGGCTTGCCCCAACAACATCTAGCTTTACCGCCGGATTCGTCGTCCCAATCCCGACATCGCCAGAATTGCTTAATCTAATAACATCTAAGCCAGCCCGGCCAATGCCCAAACTTCCACTCGCGCCTTCATTGGCAATAAACCACATACGATTGGTGTAAGTGGCGTCAGAAGAATCAAGTATGATCCCGGTGCGACCAGAAGCCCGCACGCCCATACGAACCACATCAATTCCCTGTTGCGTATATAGACTCGAACTGGTCGGCCCGACAACCTGTAGTCCGCCATAATTAGCAGTTGGCGTCGTCCCAATCCCGAGGTTGCCGGAGGAGTCGAGGGTCATGCGGTCAACTAGAGCGGCATTTGAATCTTCTGTTTGGAAGATCAAAGAGCCGAGTACGCCATTCAATGTTGAACGAATCGCACCAGCACCATTGCCACCGGCAGTCGGGCCGATTGTCAGTTGACCGCCGCGAAGCAGGATATCCCCGCTTTCAACGTTAAATCTTGCTGCCGGGGAGCCCGTTCCAACACCCAACCGCCCACTGCTATCCAGCGTCAGCGCATCCTGTACTGTCGTGTTAAATGAAACAGACGTATTAGCAGCGTTAGAGGATTGACGGAGGATGAGGTTTCCTGCTGCTTCGATGCGGGCGCGTTCGGTGCCGCTAGTTGCGAAAGCAAGCACTGCCTCGGTATCCGATGCGCCACGAATTGCCTGAATGTCTGCGCCCGGCGTGGCGGCTGCGTTGTTGAAGAACCGCACATAGCCAACATAATCACCGCTGGTTGAACGAGTGCCATTCAACTCTAAGATGCCGTTTCTGCCAGCAGCGGATGCTGAGACGGTTACAATTTTTGAGCCTGCCGCACCTCCAGAAATGTTCGGACTATCCGTCCCAATCCCAACATTCCCAGCAACAATCAACCCAGTCGTAGGCGCTGCGGTGGTATAGCCAATAGCAGCGTTACCAGTAACTTGAAGCGTGTTGTTGGTACTATCAAAATTACCGCCGATGTTAACTTGTCCGCCGGCTGCAATTCTTAACCTTTCCGATAAAGACGTACTGCCAGAAGGAACGGTGTACATCCTTATACTGGTAGGCGCACTAGTGCTTGTCCATGCCGCGTCTGCTAAACCTTGGATCGACGCTCCAACAGTGTAGGTAGTTCCGGTCGAATAAAATTGCCAAGTAATCGCCGGAGCACCTTGCCCAAGAAATGACGGAACAACCGGACGCTGCAATGACAATGAATTTGTTCCAGTAACAGAAGCTGCCCCCGTAACGTTAAACGTGCTCCCATCAAACGTCAGCGCACTACCACTAGTAACCGCCCTGCTTCCATTTAGATACAAGACTCCATTCGCTGTACCAGCGGTAGCACTAAGCGTAATAATCCCAGTCGTATCCGCCAGCGTCATCGAAGCCGTGCCGTCTTTGGCTTTGATGTTCGTGACTTCAATCGTCGTCAGATCAAGAGCAGCATTGGTGATCTGAACCTGTCCCGTACCATTAGGTGCAATGATGATGTTGCCGTTAACACCATCTTCAATCGTGATGCTGCCGGAGTTGGTGCCTGAGTTCGTATTAAGAATCAGGTCGCCCGTGCCGTTGGTCGTGATCGTGGCGTTAGCGTTAGAGTCACCAATACGAACGGTGTCTGCGTCAACATAGAAATCACCTGTTCCATTCGTGGCAACCGTGATGTTCCCGTTCGTACCGTTGCCAATGGTGATCGAGCCGGAGTTGGTTCCGGAGTTCGTATTGAGGATGAGATCCGCAGCACCCCCAGTGGTCACCGTCAACGCACCAGCACCATTAGAGGTCAGGGTCACCGCCGCAGCAGAATCACCTACGCGCACCGTATCTGCGTCAAGCTGAACGTCACCAGTCCCGTTCGGGGCAAGAACAACGTTGCCGTTTGAGTCCGTGCTGCTAAGGGTGTTGCCGTCCAGACGGAGATTGTCTACGTTAAGAAGCGTAGAAACGGTGATTGCGCCCGTGCTGTCAGCAATCGTAGCGGCAGCAGTGCCGTCTTTTGCTTTGATGTTAGTGACTTCAAGATTAGTAGTGTCAACGGTAACAAACTCCCCCGTCCCACTCTGCGTAGCGATCTTTACGAAGTCAGTACCATTCCAAGCAATTAGCGCCCGTTCGCCAGCCGTAATCGTTACACCAGTCGAGGTACCGCTGCTGGTCGTCGCCTGAACAACAACAGATTGATTTGTAGAAGTGCTGTTAAAGATGAGATACGTCTTACTGAACTGCGAGTTAGTAAGAGACGAATAACTAACCGTGATTGTCAGGGTGCTCGCTGGGTTCCCCGTGCAACGAATCAGGGCGTATTGAGCAGAACCGGTAGAACCACTCCCAGCCGCGACAAGAGCCGTTCCTGTAGTTTTAGACAGCGTGACCGCAGTCTGACTGCCGCTAATGACCTGTGCGTTGGCAATCGCGTCATCAAGATACTTGGTGATGTAGTCGTTTACCGTATCGCCCCAAGTACCGGAAAGTTCTCCAGTGACGGGAAGAGCCAGACCGAGAAGATTTGAATATGCAGTGGTCATTTGAGCCTCATGCTGCTATTTGATTCCAGTTGGCGGTCTGTGAGTCGTTTACTGCTACATAAGAAGCGGTTTGTGAGTCATTGACGTTTATCCATGTTGCCACCTGACCCGTTCCCACACTACTCCACCCCGCGCTTTGCGCGTCACTCACATTCTGCCAGTTTGCGTTCTGGTCGTCATTAATTTGACCCCAGACATTTACTTGCCCGATAACTCCAATTGCCTGAACGCCTGATGGAGTTGCCGTCGCGCCGCCAGTAACCGTAACAGTGCCAAGCTCCCCTGTTGCGGAAACTCCGGTTACTTGTACAAGAGAGCCTGCGGAGACTGTAACGGTACCGATCTGACCAGTGGCAACGTTGCCACTTACAATTACAACGGCAGTACCAGAAACAGTGACGGTGCCTATTGCACCGGTGGCTGATACCCCCGTTACGGCAACTACCGCCCCTGCATCAACAGTGACGGTACCAATCTCGCCGGTCGCTTGTACGCCGGTTACCGCAACATTCGCATCAGCCGTGACTACAACTGTGCCAACTTCCCCAGTTGCCTGTACGCCTGAGACTACAACAATCGCTTCTGCTACTACAGTAACGGTGCCTATGAACCCCGTGGCCTGAACGCCTGTTACCGGGACATCCGAATCAGCCGTTACTACAACCGAGCCTAAAAAGGTTTGAGCCGTGACCGCCGATTGCCCGACGCCCCAGCCCTGCTGCCCCCAGCCAACGCCAGAGGCAGACCAACCTTCAAACGCTACGATTGCATCTGACACACTTATGCAATCCTAATGATCGCAGACGAAGCATCGTTAGTCGGGAACTGAACGGTAAAGTTGCCGTTCGTAGAAGTCTTGTCCCCGCCAAAATCCAACACTGCAATCGCTTTGTTTGACTTACTTGAGTTGTAAATCAACGCTCCACGCGCCGTGATTGTGGCGTTAGACCAAGTGGTATCGGAAAAATCTACAAAAGCCGTGGTGCCCGATAGACTTACTGTTGCGCCTGTTAGGGTATTGCCACCGGTTGTGTATCCGTTACCGTTCGCCACTTCATCAGAAGTTGTGTACGCCGTCGTGCTCGCGCCCAAAGTCGCAGCACTTGTATAAAGCGCAATCTTGATTGTATCCGTGTCCAAGTCATGTTCACCCAGCAGAATCTGCTGTTTGAACGAAGAACACATTGCCTGAGAAATAGCCATTTATCACCTCACTGGTACACGAACCTGACCAGAACGATATGTATCTTGACGCAGCTTACCATCACCAAGTTGCTTGAGAAGAGCGACTGACTGTGTGTACAACGCGGTGTACATCTCAACTACGTCTTGTTCACCCTTTTGGAATCGAATAGCTTCAACCAGTGCGCCGTTTAGAAGCGCCGAATCAAACTCATCACCAAGCCATGTCGTACCCGCGGTCACAATAGACTCAGGGTAGTAGCCGTAGTGAAGCTCGGTGCTATATGCCAAATTGGGTGTTGGCCCCAGGATAAACGCCGAATCATCAAAGATTGCGTAATGCTTAGGACGCCCGCGCTCTGACGTATTGGCACTTTGGCCAGAAAACGGATACGCCTCGCGAATAAAGTTAACGTCTTTATCAAGCAGATAGTAATACCGATTGTCCGTGTCAATTACGGCCAAGGAATACACATAAAGAAAATCAGAAGGAATCTGCAAATACGGATTGCCAATGCTCATTACCCCAGTTACGTTTTTCCGTAGCGCCGGAATCTGAACAGAGTTGTAGATCTTCTGTTCAGCCTGCTCGGTAAACATATCTAGGATGGCATCGGTGAATTCCGCCTCACAGATGTCCTTGATATTCTGTTTAAGCTCTGTGTAGTTCATGCCATCGGGCCGCGAGCCATAACACCTTTAGTTGCCGCACCAGTTCCACGGATTTTGATGCCCGTGGTTTTAACGTTTTTCTCAGGATAACCGCTGTTCTTCAGGTCTACTTTAGGAGCCGGCTTGGGCTGATTAGAATCCTTTTTCATTTTGCACCCGACTTACGATAGGTGAAAGACGATTTCTTCTGATTGGCAACCTTGGCTAGATTCCTGCCAAGCTCACGCATCTGCAGATTGGTTTTACCGCCTTTGGCAAACTTTGTCAGCGGCTTGCCAGGGTGCATAGCTTTTTCATGCTTATGCACTGCTTTCTTTGCGTCCATAATGACTCCTAAGTCGTTACCGTTACTGTACCAACTTGGCCTACTGCAACCAAGTCATTTGGCGTAAGCGGCGCATCAAATCCACTTGAACCACCTACTGGATTCCAGCCCCACTGAATCTGCCTACTACCTAAACCCAAATTACCGTCAGCCAAAGTTCCAGACGTAACGTACGTTGTATCTCGTCTTGGATTCCTCAGCGCCTGGGGATCATCAACTGGGTACATTCCAAGCTGAAGTTGAGGGTGATCCGGATCCCAACATTCGTGACATACCAACAAGTTAACTTGTTTGGTCTTAATGATCAGCTTCTGTAGATCTCGCAGACGATATCGAAATCCACACCGATCACACATTGCAATGGCAATTTTGCCACTGGCAAATCTGTTACCCATTACGCACCACTGCTGCCAAGATAGTACCGACGAGGTACAAAACGTACCGCGGCCTTCTCTCGATCTTCCCCTGCAGCCAAATTAAATTGCTCGTCGTATTGAGCTTTTAACATCTCAACGCGACTAGATAGTTCAGGAACTTTGGTCGCAATTCGATACGCCAATCCTGATGTCAACGCCGGCAAGAACCTAAAGTTCATATCGCCAGTCTGAACTCCTGATCCAGCATCTTGGATTCTGCGTAGTCGCCAATAAACAAACTGATACGTCTGTGTGTTATCTGGCACTAACCAAACCGTTACAGACGGAAGGTTTGGGTTTGAGACCGGTGACTGATCTGCATGTGACGCTGCTACTGTGTTGTTCTGCCCGCGCGCCACGCCCATCAGTGTGTTGCCACTAATGTATTGATAAAAAATGTCTTCTGATCCGATCCTAATAAAACCATAGCCTGGGAGGCCCACTACGGTATTTAAAGGAATAGAAGTGACACTAGAGTTAATGCCACCCACAATATCAACTACAGATGACGTAGGAGATACCGCACCTGACAATCTGTTTACCAAAACCTGAATAGGCCGTCCTTGCGCTAGCTTATTAGGAATTGTGGCGTACGTTGAAACACTAATCCGCGTGATATTTAAATCAGCCTGGGTGGATGCCGTGTTTTGACCAGTACGGATAACGTGCTCAAGCAAGTCGATGGTGTCAGTGGGCAATGCGTATGTGCTCAAACCTGCGGTCAACGTGATGATCCCAGGCTCAATTGTCCACATGTTAATGCCGCGGTTTTGCCATTCAATCGTTAACAAGTTCATTGAACGGCGCGCTGTTTTCAGGTCATAGCCTGAGCGCATTTCGCGGCCAGCAATCTCCCAGGCTTCTTCAGCAATTTCTGTGAAGTCTAGATCAAACGCTGTGGTGCCAGAAGTGGTCATCTGAATCCTGCCGTTTTCTTGGCTATGCCTTTTGGCTGCGGCACAAACTGTTTGCCTTTGGCTTTACCTGCTCGTTTTGCTCGCGTCGTTGCTGCATACTCTGCAGGGGACAAAGACTTAATTGCTGCCTCTGGCAAATATCGCTCACCCGTCTTAGATGACGGTTTACCGGATTTAGTTGTCCAACGTTGTTGGGTCCAATCCTTAAGCGATTGTTGAGGAGACTTCAATCTTTATACCCCCCACCCTGTTCCTTGTATTTCTTTGCTAATAGTTGCGCTTTTCTCGCGCTCCACTGACCCGCCGCAGTTCCTTGCGTTGCCTGCCCTTTGATACGGTTAAACAAAGCTTTACGCATACCGGGCTTGGTGTAGTTACCCGCCTCATTGACTTTGCCGCCCTCTGCATATTCGTAGAAGGCGGTGTCATCCCGACGCTGTTTACGCTTGGGGCCGGGCATTTTAGATGGGTTGATGGCACCCATCCCGCGTGAAGCCATCATATAATTCGCCCCCTGGTTTTGCCGCGTTGCGCTATACCATCACCGCGTGTAACTTTGCCGCCTTTTTTGTATTCCGACTCTTCTGAAAATTTTACAGCCTTTGGATCATAAGGAACGCCTCGATCTACTCGACTTGTCCCGGCTTGCATGACACGGTTTTGCAGCTCTTTTAGATAATCTTGCCCGTGATAAGCCTTGCTAACCCGATTTGCCTCTCGCATTAAATTCATTAGGGCATTTTCTCCTGACACCCCTCGATCTAATGTTGCACCAGGAAAGATATTGGCAATCTTCTGCCTTGCATATTTAGCAACATTACGTTCGCCGGTAATGGGGTCCATTGTAGGATCTAGCAAACGCATCATTCTTTCGCCCCGTTTATACGGACGAGAACGACCCATTACTCGGTCTTCAAGATCTTGTAGACGACGATCTTCTTCAGTTTCGCCGCCTTGTTGAAATTTTTTTACACGATTCGGCATTTTGTTTTGCCCCGTTGAGCAATACCGTCTGCGCGCTTAGACGCAGAGCTGACTACCCCGCCAGATGCATACCCACGTTTCATAGACTGACGCTTAGAATCTTCATAAGCCTTATCCATCTCACGCTGCTTACGATCTTCCTCAACCTGTTGTTTCATACGAGCAGCTTGAGCAGGACTAGGCGTCATTTCCGCTGGATTCAAAGGCGGGTTGCGCACTTCAGGACCGGCTTCAGGGCCACGCTGAAATTCATCTGGCATTACCGGCAAAAGCGGCATACTGGATTGGGCGCGTTTTTTTGACATGACTTACTCTTTAAATAAATCGACCACGGGTTTTGCCACGTTGCGCTACACCGTCAGCACGTTTTGACGCCGCACCTACTACTCCGCCTTTAGCATAACCTTTAACTTTGCCGCCTTTTTTCATTGTCATTCCTGGCGACGGCGCTCCAGCAATTCCTTTCATGCCGCCACCAAGACGATCTGAAATGTCATCTAATGCGGAGCCGACTGTTTTTGCGCCTGCGCCAACTTGAGCCAAACCTCCATATGCCGTGTTATCTCCGCCACCCATATTGGGTCTTCGGCGCCCAGGCGGCGGCGTAATCGGCGCAGGGAAACCGGGATCCTGTGGTGGCATGGGGAAACCAGGATCCGGCATATACGGAACGTCACCGCCCACGGCGAATTTGCGTTTTTTCATTTCAGCATGCTCCACCGCGCATCATTTTGACTTGCGCACCTTTAGTCTTACCTTTCTTGGCAATACCATCAGCCGCACGAGTGTAACCACCAGACGAATACGCCATACCGCCGCCCATCATCTTCTTAGCAATGCCGCCATGCTTCATCTTGCCAACGCCATCGGCAGCAAACGCCGGAACTTTTTTACCGTCTTTTTCAACCATGGGCATACCGCCGCTGGCGTAACCGCCACGCTTCATACCTTTGGCCTCGGCCATTTCATGTTTGATCATGGACCTCGGAGCGCCTTTTTTCTTCATAAAGGCAATCTCTTTGCCAACCATGGCTTTAGATTCTTTCATGTCACCACCTTCGTTGAATTTACGGCCTTTGTCGGCCTGCATGAACTCACGTCCAACGGACGCAGGAACACCCACGCGCTTGGCGAAGGCGGGATTGTTTGCCACAGCAGCCATGAAATTGTGCTGCTTTGACGTTTTACTCGGCATCGTCTTTCTTCCGTTTTAAGATTCTCTGAACAGTATTGGTTTCCCAAATACGAATACCAGTCCAAACAATCGTAAATACGGCGGCTATTGAGGGAAGCATATCTACTAGTGTCCCAATGACTGTCACCACTGACAAAGCATCGAGAATCATCTTCCCTGTTTCGTGCGTCGTCTCAGTCATTTCAACAATTCCATGCTCTCAAGGATTTGTTAATCCGGCTGTTGGGATCTTTCGCTGTCTTGGCTGAAGTCAGTTTCTTCTTCATGCCTGCGTTACCTCTTGATAAGCCGCCCATTGCGGATCGTCATTTGATGCTAACAGATACATCCGTGCAAATTCCAACAACTCTGGATCGTCTCGGAAGTGCCCAAGACCTCGATTACAATGATTGCACAACATGCCCCGCACTTGTCCAGTGACATGATCATGATCTACAACTAATTTCTCCGACACTCCGCAAATTACGCACTCTGTAACCTCTTGCTTAATCTGCTTAAGCTGTTCATCTGAAATTACAGCGCGGTACTGGCCCCGACAAATCTCGTTGCGATACTGAGCACGGCAAGCTCTACACCATGAATCTAACCCGTTGCGTTTCTTGTTATGCAGCGGAAACGCTTCCGGTGTGGCCGGTTTGCTTTGCTTGCACCGGGTACAAACTAGCAGTTCCATGCTTTAAGCGACAGCGCCTTGCGGGTCGGTCGTCCTTTTTCATCCTTCATTGGCCCAGGCATCCCGCTCATCCTCGCGCAAAAAGATTTCCTCCGCTTCGCGTCTTTTTCGGTCTTCGGATTCGGGGCGGGAGGCTTTAACCCCGGCTTCCCCGGATTGGCTGCATTGTAAGAAGCTCGTCCTTTGGCATTCAAACCACCAGAGGGATTTTTGCCTTCTTTGCGTTGCCACGCCGGGGTCTTTGCCATGATTAGCCGCAGATTAAAGTGACTTTAGTAACTTCAGTTAGCGTTACAACAGCGTAACCGCTTTGTGCCTGACCCACCAAAATACCTTCTGCTGCCATGTATAGGCTGTTAGCCGCAGTGACTGACCCAGGGGTATCCATGTACAAACGGGGTGGAGTCGGCCCAGCGCTAGCATCACTAATAGAAATGTTGCCAGCATTAGTTGCGCCAATGTAATACAGACCTTTGATTCGGCACCGGGGGAGCGCAAGTGAACCGCCATATCCCACCGTAATTGCACCTGCTGTAGCAGCACTGACTGAGATGCTGCTGACGCTTGCAAAGTAATTGGTAGAGTAAACGGTTGTATTGTTGCCGCCCGCCACTACTTCTGTCACCGCCGTGGTTGACCCAACGGGAATGCCGGTGATGGTGAAGTTTTTAGCAGTTTCGTCTGCTACCGAGGTAATGGATACTTTGTATCCGTAACCATTAATCCCCGGCGTGGTAGCAACAAGTCCCAACGCCCCAGCACCTGCTGGCGTTACAGACACCACATAAAAGTCCGCATCCGCTTTAGGCGTTACGGACCATACATCATATTGCTGGGTCGCCATGTCGGCCCCCTATTACTGGTCAGCAAAGGTCGGGGCAGTGGCACCAACAACAGTTCCCCAAACTTGCCAGTTCGTACCGTCTTTAGCGATAACCGTAATCTGCGCTGCTGCCGGGACATTAACCTGCAACTTCGAGTTTGAGTTGCCGTCTGAAAATACTACAGACGCCGCACCATCATCCGTGTCATGGAAAGCGACGCCACCAATAAAGTAGTTGGTGTTCGACCCAGTGTTGATGATGAAATCCGTAGCATCCGCTGCGCCGCCACCGTACACAAACGTAAACGATTGACCAGCAACTGGAGCAGGGAGAGTGTAGGTGTTGTCTTGGGTTCCGTTAGGAACGATGTTAATTACACCGCCGCCATTCGTAGCAGCAGTCAGCGACGCATTACCATCAGCTAGTGCTACAGGCGTGGCAACAATACCGGAAACGCCCAGTGATACTGCAGCAGCAGTAACAGCGCCGGTAGTGGAATCAATTGAAACAGTTTGAAAGCCGTTCTGTGACCGAACTGGCCCGGAGAAAGTGGTGTTAGCCATTTAACCCTCACATGCGAGTAGCGCGTATTAGTCTGCATGTTGTCAGCCGGGACTGTCTAATACGCGGGATGACCCCGGAATAACTCTTTGTACCATACTCATAAACAAAAGAAAAGGGGCCGAAGCCCCTTTCCTAATCTACTGCTTAGCTTGCGCCTGGAGATCCATAAACACCCAACGGATCTGACGCGCCGAACGAGTAACGCTCGCGACTCTTGTAACGAGCATTACCAGTATCGAAGTCAGCATCCATCGAGTTCTGGATAGGCGTACGGACAAAGTGCTTCAGTCCATTAGGCACGTCCGTGATCAAGAACCAAGCATTCGTATCAGTCAGGTAGTGATTGACACGATAGCCTTCCGGAATTGAACCGTTGTTCTTAAGCGCGTTGATGTCGTTATCCGCCGTGCCGACACGGAGTTCCGTCTCAAGCAGTCGGGTTGCAACGAACATAAGCGCCGGGGGAACAATGAGTTTCCGGGGCTTGGCGGCGATCAGCAGACCACGCTCATCCGTCCAGCCAGCGATCTGAATAACTGCCGCCTCAAGCGAGGTTTCGTTCAGATCAGCGCCGGTTGCGGGGCGATTGCTGTTGGTACCACCAGACACAAGCGGATGCGCCGTCGAGAACAGGGGCTGGCCGTCACCGTACGTGACCGCACCGTTAAACCCGTTGTTCAGAATCGATGCACCTTTGACCTGCTTGGTGTACGCCATGGCACGAGCAAGGGCCTTGGTATACCGCGAAGACAGACTGTCATACAGGTTGTCTTCCATCGCCTCTTCAGTGATGGAGAAACCCATTGCAATCGTTTCGTGGTTGTACCGCGCCGTCCATGCTTCTTGCGCATTGTCATACGCAATTGCCGAACCCTCGTTTTTGACAGGAGCGGCAGAGAAGCCAGACAGCTTGGTTTCCTCTTCAAACGAACGCTCGGAAGTCTCGGTTTCGTAGATTTCCTTGTGTTCTTCACCGTACCGTTTGTACTCCAGACCGAACAGTGCATTAAGCCCTGGCAGGAGTTCTTTCAGTAGTTGTGCGCGTGAAATAGCCATTTGTTAACTCCTTTAGGCCGTAGCAGTGGCAGCGTAATACTCATGCTGACCAAAGTTGAGCTTAACCAGAAGCTCAGGGTACTGAGTAAATACCAGCGTTGCACTGGCACCAAACGCCGCGACGGGGGCCTGATTCAGAACAACCGTAGTTGCACCAGCACTCGCGGCAGTTGCCACGAACGATCCACTGGGGATGTACTGACCGTTCGACGCCAGCGAGCCAACGTCCGTACCAACCGGCAGGGCAAACGGCAGTGCCGAGCAGGTGATAGTTTCAGTGGCGATACTGGTGAACGTTGCGGTACCCAGCGAAACTGCGGTTTCTTGCACCAGACCCAGAACACGAATGGGCAGAGCCGCAGTCGTGGCAGGAGTTGCAGTCGGAGCAAGCAGGGCGTTTTTGCTATTGCCGGTGTTGGAATTGCCGGTGTTGTTGATGCAGGCCAGATTCTGACCAATCATCGCACGAGCACCAGAAGCCATTACCGTAGTAGCCGAGCAAACAGCCGCTTGGAACACCGTATCCGGATCGTCGCAAACATAAGCAACCGCATCACCAGCCGCCGTGGAAGCGGGCCAGTATTGCGAGAACTGCTTCTGTTTGGTGGTCGGGTTGGTGTACGAGCAGCCAAGGAAGATACCAACGAGAGTACCGGCAGTACCGGTGCTAACGCTAATACGCTCCAGGTTGCCGCGCACGAGGGCGACGAAGTCACCGTAGAAGATGTCGGTGGCGTACGCGTAAGTAATGTTGTACATGCGCGTAGAACCAGCGAACACCTGACCGCCGATCAGATTGACCGGCTTTAGCCCGTAGGGGCTGTCAACCGTTGGGTAAGTCATGTGAGACTCCTAAAAGTTTACCGGGTCGATTTCACCGACGATTGCCGCTCTTTAAACAACGGCATCCGCGGATCGTTTTCCCGCATGAAATTGTTGTCCACTGCGCTCATTTGATTATCGGTTTGCTGTTGATAGTAGCTGTTCCGATCCTCAACAAGCTCAGTAGGAGTTTTGCAAAGCATCAATCCACCGATTACCACGTTGTCTTTGAACTTCTCGTTCTCAACAACCAGCATTTGGATCTCGGGATGATCGGACGCTTTGACAGGTTCCCAACCCTCGCGAAACTTTGAAGAAACATTCATGGGGTCCGCCGTTCCCAGCGTACTGACACGAATCCAACGAAATTCAAACCCCGGTTCTGGGTTAGGCGAAGGCAGCAATTCCGGGCGTTGCCAAGATTTGCGACGCGCAACTTTCTCTCGGGTTTCAAGTTCGCGGTTGGTTCTAGTCTCAGCCATTTTGTTTCCTCATGTCTTCAGCAACCTGTCGAGCATATTGCTCGGGAGTTAGACCTAGTCGTTTCGCAAGAGCTACAGCAGTCTTAGTCAGCACGATCTTTTTGGGCGCAGTGCTACGCGATGCTGGTGCTACAACGTTATTTCGACGCGGCCTTTCAGGCGATTCGTCCTCCGATTCAAAGGCATCGGGGAACACTTGACGCATACGCCGGTTAATCCGGTCGTAGTATTCTTCACTTTGAGGGTCAATCCCCTCTCGAACAAGCTTTTGATGCAACCCCAGCGCAAGGCTTGTCATCTCATCGTCAGATCCAAACCATGGATTGGATTTTTGCCATTCCAACGCCTTGGAATCGACTGCTGGCGCGACAGGTTCAGGTTTTACCTCAACTTGTTTTGGTTGTAAAGCCGGTTTATATGCTGCTAAACGCTCTGCCTTAGCTTGAACATTGTTTAACGCAATCTGCGCTTCAACAACTTTATCCGAATCTCCAGACTCATAAGCTTGTTTATACGCCCGTTTTGATGCCTCAAGCTCGTGATTAATCCTGGCTTTAGCCTGCTCAAGCAAAGCGGTTTGAGTTTTCGAAGATTCCTGCTTAAGTTTCTCATTCTCTTGCAGCAACTGCTGTGCAAGACGAATAGCTTCTTCTTTCTCTCTGGCCGCTGCTTCCGCTCTACGTCGTTCGTCGTGATATCCCTTAGTAAAGTGCTGAATCCGCTTACGCACTTTGTCGGAATACTCATTAAGTTCTTCCTCGGTTACCTCTGCAGGCGGCTCCGATGGAGTTCGATTACGGTCTTTTGGAGGCGTATCGTCTACGACCTCAATCTCAACCTCTTTAGATTCCGGCTCCTTTGCCTCTGATGCAGGCGTTTCTTCCGTTTTAACCTCTGGTTTGTCCGGATCCGGAAACTCAAATTCAACTTTTTGAAATGGCATATTAGTCCTTTCGCAGGGCGTTTAATTGCGCCCGAAGTTCGTCGCATTGACGCTTCAAATGAACTACATATTCTGACTGTGTACGCTCTCGTTCTTGAGTAGCCACAATTAACCGATGTACTCGAGAACTTAAAGAGTCCAACTGATGTTTAATTTGATTCAATTCGTACCAGTCAAAGTCAGATGTCACGCCTAGGGTTACATGTTCACTCATGCTCTAGTCACCCCTCGAGGGTCAGGCACAACCGCCTCAATACTGTCGTCGTTTAACAGACGATATTCATGGCCGTTGACCTTAAACCTAGTGCCAGAGTTAGGACGAAACATCACAAAGTCGCCAACCTTGCACCAAGGCCCCGTAGGAAATCTGTCTTTGTCGGCATAGGCTTGTTCACCCATGTCTAGGACAGCACCCATCATAGAGAGAACTTGTTCAGCATGTCTGGTTTGATCTGCTTTAACTAGACCTGAATCGTAAGTTTCTTCCACCTGCGGCAATGCAATTAGCAAGCGGTACCCAACTGGTTTGGGTAATTGAGCTTCAAACTCTTCCGCCGTTAACGTGTCAGTCATCATTTCCGTCCATATAGTTTTGCGCAAGGTCTTGGATTTCACGCAATGCTAGGTCTAGACCTCGAATCAACCCGCATTGTTGTTGGTAGACTGCAAAATCAGCCGCCCCACCACTCGCAAGAAAATCAACGTGTGATTTTCTGTGTTCAAACAATTTATCCTGCAGCACGTCAAAGACGGTCTTAGCCACGCGTTACCTCGCTTTGGATTGTGTGAGCATCTTTATCATTTCAAGCTGTGTCTTCTGTTCTTGTTGCTGAGCTTTGGTCTGCATCGCAGAACCTTCTTTCTGCGCTTCAACAACTACTTTCTGCTCTTCAATGCTTAACTTACGGTTAGCCAATTCAATGTCGGCTTGATCTTTGGCAGCTTTCCGTTGAACTTCGCTTTGTTTAATGGCCAGTTCCTGCTGCTGCATTTGAACAACCGGGTCTTGCGCCATCTGCTGAGCTTGTTGTTGCGCCGCTTGAGCTTGATGCATTTGTGTAAGCTGCGCCCCTGCCTGAGCCATGAGCCTAGAAACAGCAACTTCCAACTCCTCCGGAATTTCTTCATTCGGAGCCGGCAACGTAACGCCCAGTCTTTCTTCAAGCTGTTTTCTATAGACAAACCCTAAGTGCTCTGCCAAGTGGGCCTGCAGAGAACTCATAATTTGTTGTGCCATGGGGTTCTGGCCAATAGCCTGCGCAATCATTGGATCTTGCATAAACGATTGATGCGCAGCCATGTGCGCTTCGTGATCCTGGTACATAAACGCTTTCATAGGTTTACCTACCAACGCGCCCATGTTTTCGGACATCGGATCACGCGGTTTCTGATCTTCCGCCAACGGTACAACTTTGTCCGCGTTTCTAATGCCTAGCGTCTCTAACATTTGCCTGTGTAGATACGGTAGGTCATAAATCTGCGGGGCGCTCTGTGCCATTTGAAAAGCGGCTTGATACTGCACAACCCGCTGCGCCATAGTCGTGGCATTAGGATCAGAAACAGGGATTACTTCAACTACCGCGTAATCCTCTGCTCGAGCCCGACGATCTACACCCTCTGGAATGTAGTCGTATGGTTCATTTGCGTAATCTTTAATAATCTCTTTAAGAAGCTTGAACTCCTGCTTCATAGAGAAATGAACCCTGGCTTGAACTGCGGCCATGGGTTTTAGCGTTCTTTCTAATAACGCTAACGTTGTACCAACCGGTGCCTGCGACGACATGTCACTAATGTTCATGTCGCTAATCGCACCCAGTCGTCTGCCTTCCTGAGTGATTTTCTCTAACAACCCAGCCAATACTTGACTAGGTTCTTTGTACGGCAGCGTCATAATGTTGTCGCGTACCGTACCACTAGGTACATCTACGTCTCTAAACTCGCCCGGAGCAATCGGCGTGTCATCACCCTTGATCCTTAATCCACGAGCTTTAAGACCGCCTGGAAGATTTGAAAGAGTGCCAGCGTCAACGAGTTGGCGAATGATAGAAGTACCCGCTCGGGCATACCCGCCAATAATGTGAATAAGCCCCAAACCATAGAAACCAAACCCAGGGACGTAAGTGTAATGAACAAAATGCTGCCTCTTTAGTTGTCGATCATCTGTCGGCTCCCAGTTTCTACGAATCGACAGAACTTCATTTGTTCCTTTTATAACCGTAATGACATACGGTTTAGGCAAATCGTCTTCGTCATCAATGCCTCTAATATTTGTATAAGTATGAATCTCATACAAAGCAAATCGGTCGTCTGACGTTAACGTATAGCCACCTTCCTCGGCTTTCTTTTTCTCAATATCTGAAAAATATTCAATTGGTTCGCCAAGCTCAACTTCTCTATAAAACCCATCAGCCTGTAACTTCAGTAGTTCCGTCTTGGTTTTCCTCATCATGTGAGTAACCCGCTCCGCAGTATCAATGTGCGAAGCGCCATACGGAACAATCATGTCTTCTGCTGAGATATACAGCGACACTTGCCTTCTAAGAATCGGGTCGTAATACACCTTCTTAAACGCTGACCCTGCAAGGCCCAGGCTATAAAGCATCCGTTCATGTTCTGACCGATACTCCACCATCCTTTCAGTCAGTTGATAATTCATGTCTGCTTTAACACGATTGGCAGACTCTTCTTTTTCTTTAGTAACCTCGCCAATAATCTTTGACTTGACCGGACCCTGGGCAGGAAACGTCTCACTCATTGTCTCCGCTTGGAATCGAATAACCGCTTCTGCCAAAACAGTTGAGTACACTCCACACGCGTCATCCCAAGGTTCTGTCCTGTCTTCATACTTAAAACCCAGAACTTCCAAACCTTTTACATATGTATCTGCCCATTCCTTCCTGGCGTTTACGTCTGCTTCTACTAGCTCAACCATCTCCGACGCTATCGTCTGAAGATCGCCTTCATCTAAAAACTCAGCAATGTTGGCATCAAAGTCATCAACACTTACATCATCTGGCAATAACGTAATCTCCATGCTCCCATCAGACAACGTCACTGACTCAGGATTCTCAATCTCAATTTCTAGCGCCGACTCTGCCGTGTCAATAATCGGCACCGCATACAAGCCCTTGTCCATGTTTGTTGCCATAATGCCCTCTAGTAGTAAGCTTTCCGCCTACGAAAATACGTCGGCTCATCAGGTTCGTCAGAATCCAATCTTACAAACCCGCCTGACCGAAAACGGATCAACGCCTGCGTCGTCGAATCCACCAAGTCATCATGCGGAGCATTCGGAAAAGCAGCCATCTGCTCAATAACTTCATCTGCCCACCTAGCTTCCGGCGCCCACACTTTACCCGACTTGAATAGATCCGTCACAGAGTTAATCCGAACAAACTTATCGTTTCCCCTCACCGGCGTATATTCACTTACCGGAATCCCCATACGCCTCAATTCAAAGATCAACGGACTCCCCGCGGCCTTCGCTTCCACAATACAAGCATCAGGCTCCCACTCCTTATACATCTCATACGCCTTCTGCTTTAACTCCGGAAACTCCATCCTCGCTTCATACGCATCTAACAAAATAATGTTCGGCTCAACCTCATCCTTGTAAAACACTCCCCAGGTTGTACACGCCGAATAGTCACTTCTCTCGTTCTTAGTAAACGCCGTATCCCAACTCTGGATAATAAATTCACACTGCGGCGGATTCTCCTTCTCCCACCTCTTCCACCATTCCCTCTTGACTAACGCCCCCTCCTCCCCTGTCGGCGTCTGCTGATACTGCGCATTCCACTTCGCAGGACCAACCTCCTCCCTCAACGCCTCCAACTCATCTAACGACCAAAACTCCGGCCACAACGGATTCCCACTCGGCATAATCGCCGGCAACTCAATTACTTCCCACTCATCCGTCTTATCCCGGTTCTGCGCATCCTTAATAATCCGACCCGTCAGATCTCTTTCTGACCAACGAGTCATTACCACCACAATCGCACCCCCTGGCTGCAACCTCTGCCGGGGTCCAGACGTGTACCACTCATACACACTGTCAAATACTTCCGGGTTGTGCGACGCTAACCTCGCCTCCTGCTCACTATGCGGATCATCAATAATCAATAAATCCGCACCCTTACCCGTTACCGTACCCCCCACACCTATAGCAAAGTACTCCCCACCCTTATTCGTCGCCCACCTACCAGCAGCCTTACTGTCCTGCCTCAAAGACACCCCAGGAAATACCCGCGCGTACTGCTCACTCCCGACCAAATTACGCACTTTCCTACCAAACCCAACCGCTAAGTCCGCCGTGTTCGATGTCTGAATCACCTTCTTGTGCGGGAACCTACCCAAAAACCAACTTGGCAATAAAAAACTAGCAAACTCACTCTTCGTATGCCGCGGAGCCATATTGATAATCAACCGCTTTAACTTCCCCTCCGCTATCTCCTCAAACTTCTTCGCCATCAACGCATGATGCCGCCCATTCACAAACCCAGGCCACACCACCTTCACATACTCCATAAACTTACCCTGCGCCTTCTCCCTCTCTAGCGCATTCCTATACTCCTCCACCTGCTCTAACAACTTCTGATACTCAGCAGGATCTAATTGCTCAATCAATTTCTCTAATTGTTGCACTGCAACCTACTCTTAAAGGTGCCAAAAAATACGGGCTTTTATCTCAACCAATGTTGCACCGCATCATTCCAAATTCTTAAAGTTGATATACACCGGCCTAATCGTCCTTCCCAACTTCCTAACCTTCTTCAATACCCCCAACTCCACCAACCTATCCACTAACCTCTGCGTATTCTTCATCCCCATCTTCCCCCTCAAATACGCAATCTCCCTCACCGTAGGACTAAATCCATACCGCTTCCAAAACTCATCCACTATCAAAAACACTTCCCTCTGCGCCGGACTCACAATCCTCTCCATACACCCCTCGTAACTACCCCCTCCCCTCATCTCCCGATTCACCCTCACCCGTTTTACATAATCCTTCATTCCAATACTTTTCTGTGAATAACCTGTTAATAAGTGGCAACGTTGCCACCCCCCCCCACCCCTATTTCTGTTCAACATCTACCGGGGGGTCTTCCATATCCGCAGGGGGTGGGGTCGCGCTAGCTAGCTTTTGCGATTCGTCAGAAATTTGTGAGTCACTGTTATTTGATGACTCACTGTGGGGAATACTATGTATCGAGCCACGGTGCGTCACGACCGCGTCGGGGGCCTCCCCACCACGGTGGGGTCCAGCTAGCTCTGTTAGCAGGGCCTCGGCATCGCTGTTGCCGCTCTCATCGACGGTGCGCATCATGGTCTTTAGCTGGTTCAGCAACTCTAGCTTGGCGTCATCGCTCTTCTTGATGACAGTAGTCTCGGTCCGATGTGTGAAAGCACTCACTTCCGTTATGGTGCCCAGCACACGCGCTGCCTGAACTCTGACCGCTGGCGCGACACCGGGATCGAGGATGGTCTGCGTCAGGGTTTGGACGATCAGCGCCCTCAAAGCCGCAGGGGTTCGATACTCCTGAGCCTCCAATGCCGCCTTGTAAACCTCGATCTCACGGGCCACGCCTGGGTGAGCCGCCAGGGCATAGGGTTCGTTGCGTAGTGTTGATGGTGCTGCTGTGGCCTTGTAGCTCTTCCTGTATGCCTCGGCTTTCGTTGCTCCCTTTGCTACTTCCCGTGCGAACTTGCGTTGCTTGGGTGTCAACTCTTTGTGTGCTGCTCCTAGTAGTGCTGCATCGGGGATTGTGTCTAGTGCTTCGATTACCTGTGACCGTTTCATGCTGATGCCCTTCGGGCGGAGGAAAAGGGTGGGGTACATCATAGCCCTACGCTATTGGGGCTGCAACCCGATTAAAAAATATCATGGCCAAAAGTGCCCAAAAACCCCCTTGACAAGTTTAGAGTCGGGTCTCCCTTAGCCAAACACAGGAGCACACAATGAAGTACCTCGCAAGACTGCTGCAGCCCTACAGAGTAGTGGCGGTGGACGGATCCCTCGGAGTCTGGCACCGCTGGACACACCGCGCCTGGACGCTGCAGGACGCCTTGGATTGGGCTCGCTGCTACCCCGCTGACGCCGTGATCATCATCACCACCAGGACTGGCCGCATCGTGGCCGCACGAGGAATCTGACCATGACACTCACCGTACTCAACCGCAAGGGGATCCCCATGACCGACGATCAATTACACGCCGCTGCCCACAACATGGCTCGCATCGGCGGAGGGTTTGCTAACGCCATCGCGACCGCATACTTCCGCGCCGACTCGGACAACAAGGCCAAGCTGCTGCTGACCTTCGGCGACCTGTTCTCGCGTCACGCTCCCGAGAGCGACGAGACGATCCGTGACGTAGTGACCCAGATCCGCGAGCGCGTCAACGGACCCTGGTACGCGCTGGGCTGGGACCTGATTGCCGAAACGGTCGACGATGCAACCCTGGAGCGCTGGGTACAGACCTACGGCACCCTGGCAGCAACGTGGGAGGCCCTGGCAAATGCCTACAACCTGCCCTCGATCCTGAACGGCGTCTGGGCGGTACGCACCTCGGACGTAGACGGCGAGCGCGTCACCCAGCACTCAGACCTGACCGAGGCCGTCGCGCGCTACTCGGAGATGTCCGGCGAGACGGTGGACGCTGCCCGAGTCGCTGACCTGGAATGTGGCCGGCGCACCGTCCTGATCGGCGTGTCCGACTACGGTACCCGTGTCACCCTCGAACGAATCTAAACCCCTGGGGCCTTCGGGCCCCGAACCTGGAGAGCACCATGATCGACCTGAACACCGTACTGAACACCGCCCTGACCCAAGCCCTCAACGAGGCCCTCAAACCGCTGCTGGAGCGCATCGCCCAACTCGAAGCGTCTACCCGTGCGTTAGACGCATGGTCGGCAACGGCTGGCTCACACCTGACCGAACGTCTCACCACCCTGGAGGCGCGCGTGATGGCCACCACCGATTCCGGCAGGCTGGATGCAATCTGCCACCGCCTGGAGATCCTAGAGGCCCGAGAAGGCACGGTGGAGGACCTGGAGCACACCATCGATGAACGGATCGGCACCTACCTCGAACACGATGACCTGACGAGCCGCATCAATGCCGACGAATTGGACCTGAGCCGCGCCATCGAGGAGACGCTGGAAAGCATGGACCTGACCGATGCCATCGCCGAGGCCGTGCGTGATCTGCTGGCCGATGCGCGCATCACCCTGATCTGATCAACCTGGGGCCCTCGGGCCCCTCAACCTGGAGCACACCATGATCTACGCACAGTTTTATCAACGTGCAGTCTGGCCAGCCGGTACGACCGAGATTGTCGAAGGCACGGGCGACCGGTCCGTGATCATCATCGATGGACGGTTACGTCACGACACCATCGGGAAACTTGCCGCGACCGAATGCGCCAACCGTGGGTACGTCGCATGGCGCATTTTCAAGGGCGACAGTTTTACGCAAGCCCGACCGATCTCATGCATCTGGTACGCACACCCAGCCGACACGGTTCGCGATCCGGTATGGCTGACAGCACACAATTAAGAAGGAGCACAAAGTGAACAAGCACACACCGGGGCCGTGGCACATCGACCCCATCAAGGCACACGCAAACGGCAATCGACGCATCATGGCTGAGCAATGCACTCCAATTGCAGTAGTGCCTGAACAATTGGCAGCAGACGCCCGCCTGATCGCTGCCGCGCCTGATCTGCTGGACGCGCTGAACGCTGCCCTGGACGAAATAGACCGCCTGTACGCCGAAGGGTACGACGAACCGGAATGGGCAGCACAGGCCCGTGCTGCTGTCGCCAAAGCCGCTGGAGACGAATGATCATGCAACTGACCTACCTGCAAGACCCTGGCCATGGCTGGGTCGCCTGCCCCCTGCCCCTGGCACACGACCTGGGTATCACCGCCCAGGTAAGCCGCTATTCCTACCTCGAAGGGAACACCCTCTGGCTCGAGGAGGATTGCGACGCCGCCCTGCTGGTGGACGCGCTGCGCGCTCGAGGCGAGCCCGTGTCATTCCGCGAGATTCACGTCAACCACGATGCGTACGTCCGGGCAATGCCCCGCTGGAGAGCAAAATGAACCAAGCCGGAACCATCAACTTCACCGCCGCGCTGCTGAAGCACGGATCCTGGGGTCACCGCGACCTGGGGATCCATCCGTCTAGCATGACCCTCTGGCTAGCCGACAACCGCCGCACCGGCATGATCGAGTGGGACATTCCCTCTTTGTCAGAATTCGAGAACATCGGTCTGTGGTTCGACGAGGATGGTGTCCTGGTGGACTACGACGGGGTGATGGCACTGCCCCGCGAGGCCATGGCCATGCTGCGCGCCTACGGGTTTGTCGTACCGGATGACATGGAATGACCGTATCCGCCCTGATTGAGGCGGTTCAGGCCGGGACCTACCGCATCCGTGCGGTGGGCTCCGGAGCCCCTTGGATCGAGCGTAAGACACGCCTGGGCTGGGTCCGTGCCCGAGCCCCCTCTCATGTCATACATACCGCCGCCCAACAACTAACCCCCCGCATCGACGGGGCAATCAAAACCTGGAGCAACACATGACCGGATTCGTTTTTTACGATGGACCTAGCTCGATCAACGGAGCCCCAATCGTCGGTATCGCCGTCACCAGCAAAAGCCGCAACGTCAAAACCGGGCCGATGGTTCAGACCTACATCCTGCGCGCTGACATGCACCCCATCGAGGCCCTGCGCACCCAGGCTGACGATGCAATCTGCGGAGACTGCGCGCTGCGCGGGTCCCTCTGCTACGTCGATGTGGGCAAATCCGTCGCCAACGTGTGGGCCGCCTGGATGCGAGGAGCCTACCCGCTGGTGACGCCTGACGAGGCCCGTGCTGCTGTCGCTGGGCGCATCGTCCGCATGGGCTCCTACGGCGATCCGTTTGCGATCCGCCGATCCGCCTGGGATTGGGTCAAGGCTGCAGACGGGTGGACCGGCTATTCCCACCAGTGGCGCCGTGCCAATGCTCAGTGGCTGCGCGCCTTCACCATGGCCTCCGTCGATTCCCTGGCGGAACTGGAGATGGCGCAATCCCTGGGCTGGCGTACCTTCCGGGTTCGATCTGCCGCCGAACCCCTGGCCGCGCTCGAGATCCGCTGCCCAGCATCCAAGGAGGCTGGCAACACGCGCCAATGCATCACCTGCCGCGCCTGTGATGGTGCCGATCGTCCGGGCAAAGCTTCCGTGGCCATCGTGGTTCACGGGCGCATGGCCAAGCACTTCAACTGACCAACCGGGCCCTTCGGGGCCCTTGGAGACACTCATGTACGACCTACACTGTTACGCGCGCAAGACCCACAAGTACCGCGCCGGATGGACCGGCTGGGATGACTGGGACTACCTCACCACCCTGCGGGTCACCCCGTTGCGATCAGCCCGTGAACCCCTTGGGTTCGATGACGGCGGGACCTACGTTCAGTACGTCCGATTGCCTGCCGGCGTTAACCGCAAGGCCAAGGCGCGCATCATCCGGTCAATTGAAGACACCATCAGCGGCACCGGCTGCAAGCATCAATACGACTGCTGCGGCTGCGCTAGCCACAGGGCAACCGTTCGCTCGATCAGCCGCCGCGATCTACTCATTCACACCAGCGTTTCATTTAACTATTGAGAGGCAACTATGCACGACTACCCACCAGAGTATGACCAAGAAACCCCCGACAACAGCATCGTTGAAGCCGCGTTCGCGGACTATGCGGGACCGGGCGAGATGTATCGAGCGATCTACAAGTACACAGACTGCGGTCCCTCCGTTGGGTTTTGCATTCGATACTTTGAAGTGTTGCCGCCTGACGGGTTCGACGATTACCCGCACGAGGTCGAACGCGAGCGCTGGATGTATTGTGATGAGCTTTATCGGCTCGGTTCGTGGGCAGACATGGCGAATCGGGGCGAGCTTATCGTCGCCGTTTCGGTGTCTAGCATCGTCGAAGGCGTGGATACGACAACCGACATTCACGAGGTGTCGTGCGACGCCGAATATCTGCTACCACGAGCGACGCCAGACGAGGGCGACAATCTGCACGAAACCCTGCATCGTTTGTTTTACCGTGCGCTGGAGTTAGTCGAAGCCGAAGCGGATGAAATCTGGCAAGCAACCCACGGGTGCGAGACTTGCGCTAAACATTGGGCAAGTCTAGGCATCACAGAGGGAATGTACGGACCGATGGAGGGCTGCGACGGTGCAACCCATATTTGGAAGGATTGCCCCGATTGCGAAGGGCATGGCAACGTTTTTTAACAAAGGAGAAAAAAATGGACCCAATCATCCGCTACAAGAAACACACCGACGTTCAGGAAACATGGCGCGAGCACGGTTGGACTAGTCCCGCCGAAGACCCCGCTATCGTGGCCAAATGGAAGTTTTACCAGACCATCGGCACACGCGACATCGAGGCAGACGAGGAGGAACTATTGAAACATCAGGCCCGACGCTGACGCAAAAGGCACAGGCGCATAGCCTGTGAAAGCTTGAAGGTGCCCAGCCGACGCCACGCGTCATGGGCATCTTCTCCCACGACTTCGCTCATCCAGTAAGGCCAGCCGGTTTCCCTGGCTACCCTCTCCCCCGTACCCGACTCATCGTTGTCCGCGATCACCACCCCCGCGGGTAACTTCCTGGCGATCTTGGCTAGATTCCCAGCACTGAAACAGACATGGATCCGATAGGGAATCTTCAGGGCCTCACAGATCATCCGGACAGCAATCCCAGTGACGTACCCCTCCACCAGGATGTGCTGACCCCTGGCGTCCATCACAAACTCCGCTTCGCTGGTGCGCTGCCCGGTCAAAAACTTCTTTTGACCATCCGGTGAGATCAACTGGCAACCGACCAGCCGGCCATCTACTTTCATCGGCACAACCAACAACACCGCGTTATCGGTTTGCCAAACCAGACCCCGCTCGGTTTTCAAGCCCTTCTGGAATAGGTAATCGTGCTCATGCATGACTGCCTTGCTGATAATCCAGGCTGCTTTCTGGGCTGCTTTCTCTTGATCAGCCTGCGTTTTGCCTGCGTTTTGCCTGCGTTCTATCTGCGTTTTGATATCAGCCGGTTTATCTGACTGCCATACCGATACCGACGTTTCAGTGGCATGGTTCTGAACGAAGCCATGATCACCCATGTACTTCACTGCCCCGTTACGCTTCTTTGGATGGTCTTCCGTCGCATACCTACGCCATACCCCCACGGGGGGAAGGTAGTCGATCAGGATGCCGTGCAGCCGACAGAAATCCAGAAAGTTCATCGCTTGCTCCGCAGGTACTTGATCAGCCGGTGTTTGATAAACCCATCCACCTCTTTGTTGGGAGTCACCGGTTTATCCTGCAAACCATTCGGCCAGTGCCCAAACTTTTCTTTAAAAGTGTGCGACGCACGACCCCTGCTCCATCCTTTGTACACAACGTTGTAATACAGCATCGACCACCAATCCTGCTTGCTTAGCTGGCCGATCTGCCGGCTCCTCAGTTCCTCCATCTGGCCAGGAACCTCAACCACTAGGCTCTTCCGCGGCCTGACGTATCCGCAGTGCGCACAAATGTCCGACTTTGGATCCCACAACGCGTGACACGCCGGACACTGCGACTCTTTCTTTTCCTTCTCTGTCGGCTCTTGTTTAGGTTTCTCCCGGCCATCATCCAGTTTGCTTACGCCGTTCTGATAGATGTCATCCCAGTCTTCCTGAAAGCGTAAGTAGTTGCCGCTGTGATCAAGCCATAGCGCAAACTCTTTACCCTCATACCCTCGCATCACCCTGCCCATCTGCTGGATGTGAGACGACAGAGATTTGCTAAAGGGTCTGGCAGATATGCCAACCATCACATCCGGCACGTCAAACCCTTTGGTCAAAACGTCCGTCGCGATCAGCCCGTGGATGTTTGTGTCCGGTTTAGAAAACTCTTCGATGACCTGACGCTTGTAGTCATCGTCATCCCGGTAACTGATCGCAATAAAGTTGAATCCCTGCTCAGCAAACTTGCTGGCCAAATGCGCCCCGTGGTTCACGCCAGAACAAAACACAATCGTCTTACGCGGCCCTCCAAAGATCTCAGCCGTTTTGGATACCCATTCCTGAACGATATCCCCGGTGATGACTTTCCCTCGAGTAGACGCCTCCACCTGGGACCATTCACCCGCGACCTTCTTTGCCCCCGTCATGTCGATTTGCTTGGCTATGAACACCCGCAGCGGCACCAGGACTTTCTTCTCAACCAACTGCGCAGTCGTGACCGTCGAGATCACGTTGTCGTATGTCCGCCCCAGCCCTTTGGTAAACGGTGTCGCGGTCAGCCCGACAACCCGTACGCTCGGATTGTTCTTGATGAACTCGATGGTCTGCCCACGCATTGCGTGACATTCATCAACGATCATCAAGTTCAAACCAGGAAAAGATCCCCGACGCTCGAGAGTCTGCGCAGAACAAACCTGAATGTGCTCACTGGGTCTATATCGCCAATGCCCAGCCTGCAGTACGCCGTGGTTGATCTGGTACTTCTGTAGTCTCTGACTGGTCTGATCACACAGGATCACCCGATCAAGGATCATCGCCGCCCGGTTGCCTTTGGACAAAACAGCAGAAAGCAAAGCTATCGCCATTTCTGTCTTTCCAGCCCCGGTCGGCGCGTACAGAATCTGCGCTCGAGATCCATCCGCAAACCCCTGGCGCAGCGCCTCCAAAGTTTCGTTTTGGTAGTCTCGCAACGTCAGCATTACTTACCCCTGCAGTTTCTTAAGCTGCCTCTGTTGCGCAGCCACCTGCTTCTTCAGTTCAGCGTTCTCCCACTGATACCGATCCCGGCTAGCCTTGACCGACTCCAACTCCACCCGCAACAACTTGATCTCGGCCCGAAGATCATCGATCAACTGACCAGCCGCTTCCTTCTCCTCAGCCGGCAACACCGCCATAGCCAGTTTTTTGGTTAGCTCCGCGTTCTCTTCCGCCAGGGTTTCGATCATTACATCCTGCTCTGACGGACCCTCATCCGGCTCTGCAGGGGTGGCAACGTTGCCACTTGGCTCAGGTTTGGCCACGGGAACTGGCTTCTTTTCCACTGGCGGGGTGGCAACGTTGCCACTTTCAGGGGTGCGCAAAGCACTGACAAACGTATGACTGACCCCTACGTGTTTACCGATCTGCCGGTTGCTCCACTTGATGCACTCATCATCCGACAACATCTCCAAGACCAACCGACGCTTCTCTGTGCGGCTCAAAGGCTTACCGTGCGCAGTGTTGGCCTTCCACTTCCCTAACCAAACATCCCGCCACGTACCCGTAATCACGTCGGCTTCGATCTCGTACTCGTCAATGTCACTGGTCGCTTGATACCGGTGAAACCCATCCACCAGGACGTACGTAGACTTGTCCACGAGCACAACCGTGACCGGAGGAAAGCGTACGCCGTCTCGCATCAGGTCCGCGTACGTTTGCACGAGTTCCAAATCCAGAGAAATTCGGCTTTGGTATTTCTGATCTACCGTTATGTCTTTGATATTCAAGAACATTTGTTTGATTTCCCTTTGTTACCTGTTATATTCCGTTCCAATATACCAGCCAGATTCCCAAGTTCTGAGTCGCCCAAGGGGTGGAGCCCGTCCTCCTCCCCCGCCCCAGGCGGCTAGAGTAACTTTTCTAGCGCCCCAGGCTACCGTGGCGGCAACGATTATTTCAATGTGGAACTTGTCTACCACCCTTGTTTCCACATCTGTACCAGTCCCTCGTTGACAGGCTGGCGACGAACAAACCGGGGGTGCTCGGTGCCGTGTGTTTTCTTCCGCGCCGCCCATTCAGGCTCTTGCTATCGTGCGGAGTACGGGTAACCGGCTCACCAAACAAAAAACCCTCATGGGGATAGGCTTTAGGCTTGGTTTGCCGCTACACAGTTGGCTCCACCGCCTTCTGTGTGCTTTGACGAAGCCCGCCCCCATGAGGGTTCGGATGTTCGCAGGTGGATGCTCCCGTTGGATTACCAGCCCAACAGGTATTTGTATCGTATCAACCAACTCCAAGACGTGTCAAGTGGCAACGTTGCCACTTAAAAAAACAGGGCCACGAGAGCCCTGTAAATATACCTGGAGGAGACTACACACGTAGTCTACTTCAATCACGCAAAACGTCAACCGTTACTTGCCGAAGAATGCTCATCTGCTGAGCTTTATGCGGGTTACGCAATAGCTCAATCGCTTCGTCTAAAGAGGAAGCTTTGATCAGCGGGCCACCTGTCCACTCGTCAAAGAACTTCTGCTCTGCCGCGGTCAACTTCTGCTGTGACGGCGGCTTCTGTCCGTCCTTGATCTCAATCAGCAAGGTATGCCCCCGATACCCGACTAAAAGATCTGGTAATCCATCCCCCTGCGTGATCACCCGGACGTACGCGCCGGCCTTGCGTAGTCCCTCTACGATCTCGTGAGAGTTACTGTCAACCCTGGCGGCTCTTCTCATCCATCCCTCCGTTCCGTTTTTTGCAAGTCAGACATGTTCATTTTGACACACTCAAAATATACCTGTTATATTCCGCTCCCCATTACCCGTTAGGAGACCACTGTGACCGATGAAGAACGAAAAGAATGGATTGCTTGCGTAGCTGCCTCACACAAAACAGTGCAGGTGCTGATGGACATCACGACGGGACCGCGGCAGGGACTCATTGCTGCTTGCATGTTGTTGATTACCGTTGCCAACGCTTGTGATGTTGAGAAGGAAAACACAGTCGATATGTTGATGCATCTGTGGGAAGTGTTTGACAACGAAGCAGACAGGCCAATCCAATGAAGATCACGAACAAACACAACCTGCCGCAGACGATTGTCAATGTACTCCATCGTCCGACGTACTCCAAAGGCAAGGCACACATCTCTGCGACGGAGTTGATCAACAGCCCGCGAATCGTTCAGTTGAAGAGGAAGAACTGGGAGTCTCTCGAGCAAGACGCATCCGAGATGGTGTGGTCACTGTTCGGATCTGCCGTACACAACATCCTTGAGCACGGTCGCGATGTTCATCATGTAGTCGAGCAACGTCTACATGCGGAGTGTGCTGGCTGGTCTATCTCTGGTGCTATCGATCTGCAGGAAGTGGAAGAGGACGGGATCATCATCAGTGACTACAAAGTCACAAGCGCGTACTCGGTGATGAACGAGAAGGAAGATTGGCACAAGCAGTTGAACATCTACGCTTGGCTAGTTGAGACGGTCAAGAAGCAGAACGTTAAGAAGCTGCAGATCGTGGCCATCGTACGCGACTGGGCGGCTCGTGAGGCGAAGGTTAAGCCTGAGTACCCACAGGCCCCTGTTGTGGTCATAGACATCCCTTTGTGGCCGTTTGATCAGCGCCAGGAGTTCATTGAAGACCGGATCACTCTGCACTCTGATGCGGCGTTCAATGCAGACATGGAAGAGAAGTTGCCGGAGTGTTCATCAACGGACATGTGGGAGCGCCCCACTTTGTACGCAATCAAGAAAGAAGGAGGTGTAAAGGCAAAGAAAGTATTTGACACTCGAGAGGAGGCCGAAGCTGCCCTGACTGACGGCCACTTCATTGAAGTACGTTCAGGGGAACGAATCCGCTGCGCCAACTATTGCCCGGTCAGTGGGTTTTGCGATCAGTACCAAGAATATTTGAGGACTCAAAATGGTGACGCTTAATTTTATGGATGAGGATGTTCCTTTCATTATTTCGGCCATTCGTGCGCGGTCTAACGACCTATTAGAAAGCGTATTGATTCAGGTTGATATTCAACGCAAGATTCCCATGAAGTCCGAGCCGTTTCCGCCGTCTGAGATCAATGTAGACGCCCCGCCGGTTGAAGCGACGGTCACTCCTAAACGTCGCGGTCGCCCAAAAGGTCGCAAAGACTCTGTGAAACGTCGCTCCCCAAAGAGTGGAGTCGCTAAATGAGCGCACACAAGAAACTGATGCAGGCCAGGATCAAGCTGCAGAGCATCGAACTCAAGAAATCTGGCCAGAACAAGTTTGCCGGATTCAGTTACTTTGAACTGGGCGACTTCCTTCCCGCGGTGCAATCGATCTTCGCTGAGGTCGGACTGTGCGGCGTAGTGTCGTATTCCAATGAGTACGCCACGCTCAAGATCTTTGACGTTGATCAACCGTCAGATCCGATTGTGATTCTGTCCCCCATGGCTGAGCTAGTGCTGAAAGGGACTCATCCAATTCAGAACATGGGCGCGATCCAGACCTATCAGCGTAGGTACCTCTGGATGACTGCACTCGAGATCGTAGAGCACGATCAACTGGACGCTACGGTTGGTGAGCCCGTCAAAGCTGAGCCGAAACCGGAACCGAAACCGGTGGTGAAACCTCCAAAGAAGATCGAGGGAAAGCCTGGGAGTTGGCAGCTATCCATTGGTCTGAATGAAGACGGTGACGCTGATAGCTGGGTTGATGCGGTTCTTGACATCACCAAGACGGTACTGGGCTTCGCGACTACCGCGGCTGACGTACGCGAGATCTTCAAGGTTAACAAGGCGATCTACGAAAACCTGAAGCAGGTTAGCGACGAGTCGTATAACCAAGTGCTGGGTATGTTCCGCGACTCCAAAGACAAATTCAAAGAGGAATAAGCATGGCTAACATCAATCGCGTCACACTGCTGGGTGCGTTGGGTAAAGACCCGGAGATTCGACAGTTAAACAACGGAAAAGCAGCGGCATCGCTCAACGTAGCTACATCGGTCAACAAGAAACAGGGTAATGAATGGGTCAGCGATACCCAGTGGCATCGCGTTGTGGCGTACGACAAAGTGGCTGAGGTTGCTGGGACACTAACCAAAGGTCAGGCGGTGTTCGTAGATGGTCGGTTGAACTATCGCAAGTACACCAACAAAGAGGGTGTTGAGCAGACCGTCACGGAGATCGTGGCCAGTGAGCTTCATCCGATTTCTAAGGTGGACTCCAAGAAACCCGCGGCTGACGAAGAGATTCCGTTCTGATGGAAACCTCTCAGTATGAGGCCGTCAAGGTTGCCATGAAGCAAGACGCGACCGGCTACATCCTGACCCTACGTATTCACCCCGATGAAGTTCCGGAGGAGATCCTTCGAGACTTTGTCGGGGCGCGGTATCAGGTCGTGATGGTTCGCCTGGATCAGCATGATCAGCCCATGGCGCGTCAGCCTAACTATGTCCAACTTGCCGGAATGTTGTGCAAGAACAAAACATTCCATGATTATTTAGTGGATCGTGGGTTCATTTTCGAGGCCACAGAGGTCGAGACAACAGACTGGTTACGGACAGAGCTTGGCATCAAATCTCGCAAAGAACTGGGACACAACCAAGACGCGGTTAAAAAACTTATGACTATCAATCAGGACTTTCAATCATGGCAACAAAACGCCTAATCCCGTACTCGGTACATTTACCGGAGGAGATCTTCCAGCAACTCAAAGAGGCAGCACAGAACCGCAAAGCTTCTTCTGTGGTGCGTGACGCCATAACCATGTATCTCCAGCGTACAAGTGAGTTCGATACTGGATATAACAAAGCTATCAATGATGCGATTCGGATAGTCAAATCTAATCCAACTGCCAAGAGTTTGTCTGTCAATGGTTTGCCTGTCAGTTCTCTGTTATGCGCAGGACTTACCAGTCTTATGAAGGAGACGACCAATGTCCCGAAAAAAACCAGAGGGTCTTAACGCGCTGCTGCCCGTCCAGGTTCCGCCTATCGAGGAGATCACACTGTTAGATTTCTTCGCGGCGTTTGCCGTGATGGGTGGCGCATCTCCTCAAACGGCATTTGACGTGGCAGAGGGCATGGTTAAAGAGAGAAAGGAACGGATGAAATGATTGACTACAGTGAAGGGCACTGGCTACTGAAGACACTGGTTCACGAGATGTATGAAGCTTGTTTGAAGAATGACTACGCCAAAGCCAAAGAGATTTGCGATCAGATTGTGGTCAATGCTCGCATCACCCGCGCACAGTTAACCATCCAAGAACAAAAGGAACCCAAATGAAAGAAAAAATCGTAGAGCGTATCCCGCAGACCGTTTACTGGTTGGATGGGCTGATGCACGTTCCTCATCTGACGCGTAATGATGCATACGTCCGGCCAGGATATGGGCGGCATGATGTCCGGTTCTGGACCAGCCAACAGTTGAAACTATTAGGTGCGATTGAGGCCAAACACCTCCTGGCAGATCGAACCCTGGATCTTCCCGACAACCCAAAAAAGGCGAAGTAACATGTTCGATCCTGTCTACAAGATCGTTTCGTTTTTTGGGACGCCACTGTGTACAGACAAAGCAACGTATGCAGAATGGCATGAAGCGGCCAGACGCAGTCCACCAGGAGAAGCGGGGTTTTGTACAGACTGCACCCCTGATTATCAGACTCAAATGATCAAAGAGGGCCGATGCGAAAACCCGTGGATCAAATTTGAACTGTATGACGAAGATGATCTAAATCCTCATAAATTCTTAGAGGAAGAAAACATCATCTTCAAACTGAGCGACAAAGGGATTGTTGGGTACATTCCAACGGACGTGAAGAAACTAACGCGAGCCCGATTGGGTCGCAGAAAGTTGTAGGAGATCGGAATGTTTGAAACAACTTACGGCACAGATTATGGCGACCATGACATTCAGCGTCGCATTCTGATTGAGTATCTACAAGTGATGGTAGCGAGAGGTGACTGGCACGGAGTAGCAGATGCAGCCATGGATATCAGAGAGCTCGAAGCAGAGCATAGAAGAGACAATCGACAGTCTGATTGATGACTGTAAAGGGATTGTTGATTACTACGTTGACAACATCAAGCTACCCGGCAACGGCAGGAAAGTTGTGCGAGACGCGATGTATGCGAGGGTTACACGCCTGACGTTCTCCGGGTTTGGGTCGCGGCTACCGTTTCGGTGGGCAGGAGTGAGGAAGAAAAAATGACACGAGAAGACATCATCGAGATGGCGCGGGAGGCAGGACTACATCTGTACGTCAACGATCTGACGGAAGAACCGTATGCGCTAATCGTTGAACGCTTTGCCAACCTTGTCGCCGCTGCCGAGCGTGAAACGTGCGCAAAGTTGTGTGAAAAATTAATTGTCGATTGCTGCTACGACGGTGAAGCTAAAGGCGTAGCTAAATTTTTAGCTGACGAAATACGATGGAGGGTGGAGAGCGAGGTAGCGGACATGCAAGAAAATGAATTAAAGCAAGGGAAGAGAAATGAGCCTTGAGTTGATGAAACAGGCACTAGAAGCGTTGGAGCGAGGCGAAACCAAGTTGCGCTATGAAGCGATCACCGCTCTCCGCGCTGCAATCGAGCAGACCCACGGCGATTGGGATGAGGTCGAGGCGTTGCAAGCATCGCTGCGCGAGCACATGGTAGAGATCCACCGGCTGCGGGCTGCAATCGAGCAGGCACAGGAGCCGGTGGCGTTCGATCACGGCATTGGAATCGACCGCTTTAAGGTAGTGCGCGGGGCGTTCTGGTGGCACGTGCTTATAGGCGACAGCCCGACCGAACATGGGAAGTTCCGCAGCCGGGCTGGTGCAGAAAAGATGGCTGCGGATTTGTTGCGCGAGTTCAGGAACGGCGCGTTCGTTCAACACACCACCCCGCGCCAATGGCAAGGGCTGACGGATGATGAGATCACCGAAGCCGGGCATCTAAATGTTGAGGGTGAGCGGATGCTGCCGTATTCGTTTGCTCGCGCCATCGAAGCCAAACTCCGCGAGCGCAACCATGACTGACCGCGAGCTTCACAAAATGATGTTGGCGATGACAAAAGAACATTGGCGATCAATCGACCCGCAATGGAAAGAAGATCCTGAGCTTTGTCACGCGCTTGGGTACGAAGCTGGATATAACGACGCAGTAGCTCGAAGGGTAGAGCCCCGTCTAGGCGGGAGTGGTGCAGGGTTCGAGTCCCTGCCTGCGTCATCGCAATGGAAAGGGCTGACAGATGAGGAGATTGAATCCATGATGGATTACTGGTCAGACGATGCTCGCTCTGCATACGGTGGAGCGCACGCGGCGAATGGTGAGTATGTCCACATCCCTGACATCATCCGCGATGCAGAGGCGCGTTTAAAGGAAAAGAACAATGGATAAGCCATTTAGCTCTTGGGTTCAATGGGACAACACAGTGTGCAACCCTCTTGCCACCGCGAGGCAGCAAACGCAAAGCGCATGGCAGCATGGGTACGAGTCTGGATTTGTGGATGGCATGAGCAAACAAGCACAAAGCAGCGTAGACAAAGCCGCGGCTTTGTACAAAGCCGTTAACGCTATGGTGGACGCCGCGCAAATGCAATCAGAGCCGGTGATACGAAGCCAATGGCAGGGTCTGACGGATGAGGAGCGCGAACAAGTTATCAACGCAAATTTCGGTACAGGCTTGTGGCAGATGGCAAAAGACATCGAAGCCAAACTGAAGGAGAAGAACGCATGACAGGCTTTGGGTTGGCCCCAATAAAGATGGAAGGCGGTATCGCTGATCCTGACGGGTTCGTTTGGGAGTGCAACTGCGAAGACTGCCAAGTTCGGTATCAAGAGTGGAAGAAGGCGTTTGATATAGAGCAGAAACAACTAGAGGAGAGGCTAAATGCTAGATGACATAGCAATCACAAACCTGGAGCGCGACAAAGCGTGGGCTTCGTTTATCAGGAGGAAATCAGTCAAAGCGTATATGAAAGACAAGAAAGACTTTAACTTCCCACTCGACGGATCTTATGAGGTCTGGTGTATGGCGTGGGAGAAAGCATGGAATTTAGGATTTAAATCCGGGTATCACGAACGCAAAGAGTCACTCTAAGTAATAGGAAACAAATGGATCCCAAGCTTTTTGAACTGTTGTCAGAGTTAACCCTTGCATATCGTCAGGGCGAAACAATCGAACCGGAGATGAACCAGATAGAAGAAATGCTGGAGGGAATGCAGAAAAAGAACCCGCTGTCTGACAAAGCTTTGAAAATTTTTGAGCACATTAGAAAGCTCAAGAAACCCGTGACCGCCCATGACATCAGCGTCCGGTTTTCTTTAGCTCAGTCAACATCCGCTACATACTTGAGGGAACTACATGCAGCAGGCTTGCTCACCAAAAAAAGAATCCGCAGCACGACGATCTGGGAAGTCCAATCAACATCCCTGCCCGTGGCCGTTCCCGACAAACGTGTTGAAGTCCGACTCGTTGAGCCTGATCGGCCTGAAGTCGTTATCCGAAAGTCAGACCCAATCAAACCAGTCTGGCCGTCGAACCCGTTCCAAACCAGCTACCCTCACGCACGAGGCTATGATGATTGAACTAGGAGAAGCTAAATGGTAACCCTGGGTGATGTCATTCGAGACAAAATGAAGATCATGGAAATCATGGAAGAAGACCAGAAAGCAGACGACATTCAAGTCGGCGGCACACACTACAAAGATATGACGGTTCAACCTTGGGAAGTGATGGAGTCTTTGCTGACCCCAGAAGAGTTCCGGGGGTTCCTAAAAGGCAACATCATCAAGTACGCGATGCGCCAAGGCAGGAAAGATTCAGATGACGCCGGTAAGCTCAGGCACTACCAGCAGAAACTGAAAGAGATAACCAGTGAACAATACACTTACTGATAAAGAGCGGGAGCACGTCAGACGAGTAAAGGAACTACCTTGCTCCGTCTGCGATGCTCCTGGCCCGAGTGATGCCCATCACATTAAACAACACCGGCAATACACCGTGGTGGCTCTCTGTAAAGATTGCCACCAGGGTGCGGTGATGGGCTGGCACGGTCAGCGGAGAATGTGGGCTATCAAAAAGATGGATGAGTTAGACGCTCTCAACATCACGATAGCCCGCCTCACTGCTTCATTGACTTCCTAACCGATTCTGCATTCTTGGCCAGATCGATCAGCAGCAACTTCATCCGATCAATGTTCTCGCGCTTATCCTCTGCGCTCATGGAAGTGTCTTCCGTGTATATCCGGATGTACTGACGAATCTTGGCCATCTGCTTCGAGGTGTTGTCGTAGAGCTTAGCCAGCGCGACCTTGTCACCCTTCTCTTCCAAGATCGCCTGGACCTTGGCAGAGTCACCAATCGCTGCGTAATGCCTCATGTCAGCAAACGCTTCGCTGATACCTTTGGCGTTCTCATAGAAGGACGTGACGTACTCAGACTGCGTGGCCGGCAGTGACTTGATGAACCCGACACTCGCGATGTCCACCCATTTCTCTGACGGGTATGCCCCTTCGTTGAACGGCGACATGGCGTGTTTAGATGCCCAGGCAATCGTTCCACCCAGCCAGCCAAAGTAAGCTTTGATTGCATACTCCGCCTGGACAGGCGACATCTCAGCTTTGGTAGGCAGGAACAGGTTAGAGATGCCACTGACTGCCATGGCCAGCGGACTGGTGTTGTCAGTCTTCCGCTCCTCTTTGGACAGCCGCTCCATACCCGCGGATTCAATCGGCGCCCCAGTAAAGCTATCCTTGTTGGAGTACAGATCGACCAGCGGCTTGAACATTTGCGGCATCGGATTCAGCGAGAACGTATCCGAGATCATCCGGCGCAGCGTGTTCTCGAACTGCTTACCCTCAGCCTCTTCGTCAAAGATCTGCTCCGCCACCCGCTCTGCAATCGTTCCAAACGCGCCAATCTCAAACGGTTTCGGGATACGTAGTGCGTACTCCATTCCGGGCAACTTGAACCACCAGAAGTTATCCCGATCCCAAGCATCCCGTTTCTTAAACTCTTCGTCATCCTTGCCGGCAAAGTACAACGCCAGAGAAGCTAAGACCACAGCAGAAGTCACAGTGGTAAACGCGGTGGCTTTCTTACGATCAATCTTTGCTTGTTCTTCATCCTTAAATTCGATTTCAGCGCCCGTAATGTAGTTATAGAACACCCGTACGGTAGGACTGATACCGTCCCGGCCAAGCTTGTACAGACCTTGGACGCGAGCGTTGAAGAACGGGACAGTCTGAGCCAGGAACCTCACCGCCGGCCACGAGCCCTGCATTGAGAAGTCCAGCAGATCACGCGCCATGAACGATGCGGTCAGGTGATCCTTGCCTTGCTCTCGAAGCTGATTGTACAGAGCAATCCGGTTGGCAGCTTCAGACTTGTTACCCCACTCCTGATACTTGTTCCACGCGGCCAAAAGCTTCTCTGTAACTTGGCCAGGGGAAGTCAAGATGGTGTCAGGATTGACGCCCTGTTTAATCAACCGCTTCACGAGACGCGCCTGATCGCCCTCGTAGATCGATCCAAAGTTAAAGATCGCGCCACCAGCCAAGGCCGATAAGAACCGGGGATTGCTCTTGTCAGACCCCTTCCAACCTTCGTACACGTTGGTTACCGGGTTCCACTTCATATCTCCACCGGCCAGCGCGATTGCCTGGATAGAGTCGCGGAACAAGTTTCTAACTTTAAACGCAGGACTCAAGGTCACGCCGTACTGCAGCATGTTCTTGAAGTCTTTCATCACGCTAACGAACTTGGATTGCGGACCCATGTACCCGATAGACGAGATGGACTCAAACAACATCGGATCAATGATCTGAACGTAGGTTGGGATGCCCTCAACCATGATCTTGACTGTGCTCTGAGCACCGTCGCGACGCTCAGTCATCCAACCTTGCAGCGATCCATCTCCAACCATTTCTCCAGAAGACCGCAGATATACCTTGCCGTTTTCCCACATGTACTGAACCTTTAGGCTCGGTACCGCTGCATCCTGAGCAAACGCAGCATTGACTGTTTCAACAGCAGCACGGTTCTTCATCGATGCAGAAAGGATATGACTCCAGTTGCGTACGATGTTCTCCATCAAATCACCAAATGGACTGGTGCCACCTTTGATGTTGTAGGAGAAGTACTGATTGGGCAGGCCAGATGAATCCATGGCGGCGGACAACATACCGTCTTCCATCTCACGATAGAACGGGATGTACCACACGTCATTAGAGAACCGCTCATATCCGACCGGGTTCATCTCGAGATCCAAAACCTTTGCGGCTTTCTGATCATCAGTCAGGTCGGTACGCTGCCAAGTCTTCTCAATCTCACGAGCGGTAGACGTAATCAAACCCTGGGTCATTGCAACGCTCAACACCGATTTGTTCAGTTTGTTGAGTTCGTTACGGGCTTTCATGTACAACTCAATCCGCGGTGTACCGTTAAGATCACCTTCCGCTAACAACTGACGTTCGTTGATCAGATCCTCGATCTCTTCGATCTTGGACTGACGACCAGTTTTCATCAGTTGAGCTTCACGATTCAACGCGATCCACATTAAGAATCGATCCACCTCGGGGCCGATAGGCTTCAGGATGTCCATCATCCCTTGGCTCTTGGGCTTGATGTCTAACGCGCCGTCATTCAGAAATACTTCGCCGTTAAACAGGAGGCCCTCGAGTGCTCCGTCTACCGTACGAGACATACGCGCCATGATGTATGCGCGTTCGCTGTAATCCTTGATGGTTCGATACTGATCGGCAACACCTTGAGCGACACGCCTCCAGAACCCGTCTCGCATCCCAGCGATCTTGTCGATGATCGTCGCCCGCTGCGGCGCGTAAATCGGCTGAGCTTTAGCCAGGAACTCTTCTGGCACCCCAACAAACTCTGCCGGGTTGAGCGGTTTACGTTTCTGCAGGAACTCCTGTGCCGTGTTAATGACCTTCTCACGACTGGGCACCACAGACTGTTTGATGTCGCTCTCAAACAGCATCGTATCGGTTTGGAATTCACCGTTACCTTTAGCCAGACTATCTAGCGCGCGGATCACAGTGGCATCAGACGGCAAACCAAACATCGATTTGATCTTCTGAACAAACTCTTTGAGCCACTGCTGCAGCCTGGAGATCAGAGAGTCACCGTAGGCAAACCGGTTCTGAACAATTCTTGAACCGTTAACAGCCCAGAACTCAGACGGGTTGATGTACTGGTAGTAATCCGCCGGTACATCACCGTTCTTGATCATCTCCTTCGCAGTTGCCAGCAACTGATCAGGCGCAACCTCTGGTGAACCAAAGTGATACTGAGTCAACAACTCAAAGTATTGCTGTTCGCTTTCTGTCGTGGCTCGACGCGCAGCCGCGGTCAATTGCATCAGCCACTCAGTACCGATTGCGGACTGAATGTCAGACGGCATCATCCGCTCAAGGTGATGCAGGATCTCGTGAACAGCCGTGTCGGCCTGCTCAACTTGCGGAACTAAACGAATGATCTGGTCAATACTGTTGTACTCACCAGCAACACCCGCTTCTGCCTTGGTGCTGATACTGATACCAAGCTGATCAACTAGCGCCGGATTCTGGCCAATAAACCACAGCGCAAGTTCAACGCCTTTGTCCGACAGCAGCCCCTGACGCCGAGCACGGAGCAGACGTTCGCGGATGTAGTCAGCACCGCGTACCCGTTCGCCTGCTGCAGGTTTCTCAACTTGTGCGGCTTTATCAAGAGCAGTCTTCACGCCCTCGATAAACGCGGTATCACCGATTACGCCATCGGTATGCTGCTTGTTGAGGAACTTGATGCGACGTTTAGTCTGAACAGGCGCGGCTTTAGTAACCGGCTGGATTGGGACAACAGACTGCAGCGGCGGATTGCTGGGTTTGTTCCTAGCATCGATGATGTTCTTGGTATCACGGTCACGTACATCTGCAACCAATTCCAAGTCGTACCCAGAACTACTAAGAACTTTAGTAAGTAATTCTGTTGCTTCAGCCGCCGGCACTGTCTTCGCCCGCATCTTGTTGCCAACAGAGGTAAAGGTAATGTTTTTTGTTTGTTTATGAATCTTGCCGCCTGTACCACCCTTACTGACTTCAATCGTGTAGTACTGCGGAGCAATAGGATTACGCTTAAGCGCAAACGTCTCGCCCATGCGCAACTTGTCTACAACCGTACCACCCAGATCTGCCAATTCCAGCGCAGCCTGGGGCGATGTAATAGCTGCCGCCTGTTGGGCAACCAACTTCTTGTAATCAAACCCAACAGGCATCAGGAACCCTTGAAGCAGGTTACCTTGATCATCCGTATAACTGACTAAATTGCCACCCCCTGCAATTTGCTTTCCGCGAAGCAAATTACCAGTAATGATGTACCGCTTTTGACGAGTCCCAATTTGGCCACGGTCGAATGCCCTAATGACAGGAATATCTTCAATTCCAGAGCCATCCTCCGTGGGTACGCCCATCGTTGTTGCTGGGCTCAAAGATATTGCGTCAGGATCATTAACATTAGTTAATTGACTAAGCCGCAATGGAATAGTTTGACTAGCTCCATTTACCAAAGCAAACCTGACTTCCCAGTCACTAAGTGATGAAGCAGATTTTGTTCGACCTTTTTTTGTTACGTCTATCACTACCCCATACACAACACCATCTTTGCTGTTAAGACTTACAACGCTTGAAATGCTAGGCAAATAAGTTTTAAAAATACTAATTGCGGCTTCTTTTTCGGACCTTTGTCTTTTTTCTACTTCACGTTGCTCGTCAGTCGCATCCTTGGGCAGGGATTGCTTGAGCGCCTGAATTTCTTTATCAACCGCCTCTTTAAAATCTTGTATCTGCTGCTCACGTTTTGCGTCTGGTTCAGCTCCGTTAAGTGCTTTTGCTATTAACTCTTGAACCTGCTCAAATTTTAGAGGTTTAGTTAACTTTTTGGCATCAACTGTATGCAACATAACCGGCGCTGTAAACGGGCTATCCGTTCCAGGATCTGCACCTTGAAGCTCAAACGTTTCCAGTAATTTGGCATCTAACTGCTTAACTTGCGCCTCAAGATCGTTCTGCCCCAGCGATTCAATTAGCGCCAGTTGGTTGTTGTACTCCTCAATCAACTGTTTGTAGAGCGCCGACTGTTCTTTAAGCGGCAACAACCCAATCCGGCCAGTTACTTTGGCCATCGCACCTTCAACTTTTGGATTCTGATTCTCGTCAAACTTAATCGGGAATCCCAATGTCGCGTTAAGGTCTGAACCGCCAACTACCTCTGCAGCAACTTTATCCCCGTACTTGTTCATAAAGTCCGGAGTCTTAACGTCCTGAGTAGCGGTCTTCCTGCCGGCGGTCGTGTTAGCACTTAGTGCTGCCATCTTATTAGCCAGCACAGCCGCGGGACGAAGCTCGATAGGAACATTAGCCGACAGTTGGATGTAGTACGGCAGGCCAAACGTAGCAGGCTTACCTTCAGGAGAACGACCATCTTCGGTCACTTGGCCACTACGATTAATCCGACCCAACATCTGAACGTGATTGTTGATGTCAGGTTCAGCTTGCGCCAGGATCATTACGCGCCGACGCTGATCAGCAAACTTCTCCGACGCATGCATAGACAGACCAGTAGATCCGGACCTGTTAATGATCAGCGCATCAATCTGACCTTCGTTAAACTTAGCAATGGTGTTCTTTTTACCCGCGGTTTTTAGTTCAGATTTGTTCCTGCGAGCTAATCTTGCAACACCATCTTTAGTAGAAACAACGGTACCACGGCCAGTGATCTCACCAATCGAGTACCCAGCCGCTTCGATGCGTTCTTTGATTGCATCAATTGGCGAGATGGGAATATCTAACGTCTCACCCATCGACCGGATGAAATCTAGCGCAACTTCATATGCCGACAGCGCCACATCGCCAAGCTCTTCATCAGTCAGGTAATGCGGCAACTTGCGACCGTCAGGATACGAGATCTTGACCGTTCGAACTTTCTCAAGGTAACGCTCGAGAACATCGGCAAACGATGCCTCAAGTACATTACCAATCTTGAGATTGTTGCCCTCAGCAAAATCCTTAATAAACATTTCCATGGTGTTGGAAACCGTAATGACTGGTTTCTCCCCACGCTGGATAGCGGCAACAGCTAGGTCTGCTGCTTCTTTAGACTTGAGCGACAGTAAGAACGTACCCAGTACGTTATGCATGACGCTAGTAAAGTTCGTGGCTTCGACTTGAGGCGCGGCTATAGAACCGTCCTCCATCACTTCGCCCTGTGTATCTAGGTCAGCCTGTAAATTACGAACGGAATTGGCTTTGATTTCGTCAAATCTTACGATGTCGCGCATCGCAGTAGACAGATCTTCTGCCGCTTGCTGATCTACTTCAACCGTCTCGTTGGTGTACGAGATGCCAGCAAAAGACCGTTCGCGACGCAGATACTGTGTTGCTTTAACCAGCATCGCAGACACAGCTTGCTGCATCGGGATAGACGACAGGGCATTGATTAGACGATTGGGCTCCCCTGGGAACGCCATGCCGATATCGGTTTTGTTGTACGCATCCAGCACGTCAACGTTCTTGGCAAACGTAGCAGACGAGTAAAAGACGCTACCCGCTTTGTCAATGTACTCACGAGCGATGTTTCCAAGACCCGTAGCTTGATTCACACCAGATCGTTTACCGATGTTATGAGACTCATCCATGATTAACATGGCGTTCTCATTAATGAATTGATTTAAGAACTCATGCCGGAAGTAAAGCTCTGGCTTTGGGTACCGCATAAGCCCAGCTTCATCGCGCTTTGGTTTACCAGAACTCTTAGGAGTCATCTGGAAATATGACGTAAAGATCACGTCATAGTTGCCCAGTGAATTGTTATCCATCATCTGCTTGAGCGCAGCCTCATGCCGTTTGTTATCCGGCGTATCAAGGAACTTGCCGCGGCGCTCAGGAATAGAAGCTCGCAATTCAGCAATTTGTTCTTTTAGTTCTTTTACTTCTTCATCAGTTGACGAATTAATAAATTTAGTAAGCGCAGTGTCTCGTTCTTGTCCTTCTAGTTTTGTAAATTTTTCGCCTAATTGAATACTTGCAATATCAGCCGCTACTTCACGCACTTCTGTGATGTCGGCCTCAATCTCTTGTTTCTCGCCATACCATTGCAATGCTTCGGCATCTAATGGCACAGACTTGTTGTTATCCGTCATCAGCGGACGGACATCAGTCATTCCGATGTCATGCAGGTCGCGCATGATGTCGCCATACAAATCTGCCATCTGTGTAACAAACACAGGAACCTTTTTGTTCAACATGGCATAGCGGATCATGCCGGCCACAACACGGCCCTTACCAATACCTGTCTGATCTCCAATGATGAATCCGCGATTAGATTCAATGTTGTAGATCGACAGAGCAAGAGCCTCTACCTGCTCAGCAGAGAAAGCTTGTGCAAACTGTTCCGGCGTGTACTGCAGTTTGTTCTGCACGTACTGATCAATGTCGCCGACCTTCTCACGTAACTTGGCAAACGCATCTTCAATAGGCGTGAGGTGGTTGGTAGCAACCAGCGTATTGACTGATTTGTTACCAGAGAAGTTGTTATACGGAACCTGCAGACGCTGTGTCTGCTCTTCCGTCAGTCGTGCTCGAGCCGGCCCCGCAGCAGCGGTTGTATCCACTGGAGCAGGCTCGCTTGGTTGTACACCTCTTCCGCCTTCGGGTCGTTCTTCTCCAGCACCTTCGGCAGTCCCGGCCCCGGCACCCTCCGCTTCTCCAGTAGGTCTTTCACCACCGGGTTCTCCGCCAGGAGCAGGAGCGGCACCTCGTCCCTCTCCAGCGGCACCTCCAGCAGGCCCGCTTGGTGCAGCAGGCTCTCCACCTGTTTCAGTTCCCGGTCGTCTGCCTTCTCCGCCAGCTTCTTCAGCCGCACCTCCAGTTGTAGGCGGTGCTGCTGGGGGTTGAGGCGCAGCCCCTTCGGCCCCTGTATCGCCCCCAGGAGGCGTCTCTCGTCCCCGGAAGGGCCCCATGTCATTGTTTGTGCCATCCAGAACTCCTCGTAGCTCATCCCAGGTTGTAATCAACCGGGGCAGCGCCGCAGCAGGCAAGTTGCGTTTAGTTGCATTAGCCTTGCGTCCGTCGATAACAATCATATCAACGGGGTAGGTTGTACCTTGCTTAGCGTATAGATCACCCGCAACCGTGAAGTGATCTACAACGTTGTACTCATTGTAAAGTTTGTAAAAGAACTCCCGCTTAGACTTGCCGCGATAAGCAGTCCGACGCGAGTCTTCATCCAAACGATTTGGTCCGCCGATCAACAGGACAGCACGGCCATCATCCTTCATAGCCGTGAGCGCGTTCAACGCAATCGCGTGATCACGCTGCTTAGTCTCAAATCCATCGATGTTATAAGTCTGTTCGCCTTCTCCATACGGAGGGTTAGTCAGTACTACATCTACAGACTTGGGCTGAAATTTCATTGACCCAGCATCTTGCTGGCTAACCTTGAACCCTTGGGATTTAAGTGCCGCTACTCGGTCAGGATTAATTTCATTGACCGTTGCCTTATCTGCATCGGTAAAAATAAGTAATGCGCCCTGACCAGCGGTAGGTTCTAAAACTGTGTTGTCAACGTTATCGTAGAGTCCTGATAACTGAATTGCCGCGTGAGCAAGTGGCAACGGTGTGCTGTATGCTTGATTAGCAATACTGACGCTGTCTCTAACTCCAAGAGTCGGCATCTGCTTGTTATTAAAGTCAACAAGCCGGTTATAAATGTCTTCCGTATATTCTTCTTTTTCTACCACTTCCCGGCCATACACCACGCCAGCAAGTTCTACAGCCTCGTCTACCAGCTTCGCATCAGGAGTGCCGGGTTCAATCCTACGTCCGAGCACATCACCGGCAGCTCTCCGAGCCTCATTAATGTTGGCAAACCCTTTGCCGTCTCGAAAAGTTTTCAAGAATGACTTAGCAAGAGTAATACGCTCAGGCGCAGCAGGAGCTTCTGTCTCTGCCAGGATAGCGTCAACGTCTGCAGCTTCGACGGCGGCACTAGAATCCAACCCTTCAAGATCCGCAGCACGGGGATCAAACTTCACGCCCATGTACCAGGACTTGAGATACGGCTTAACGATATCTCCAAGGTCAGCCAACATAGCCCGCGCATATGCGGCAAACGTACGAGCACCTTTTTCGATGTGATAGCCGGCCAACTGAATGCCAGCTTGCACGATCTCAGGATCAATACCTGATCTAACCGTACCGCCACCTAACTTGCGACGTAACAACTCACGTGCTTTTTCTGCCGCTTCTTCAGTAAAGATCTTGTTAGCACCAACCTCAACCTTGGGCTTTTCGGAAACTTCAACAGTCGGAACTTTTGGTTCTTGTTTAACAACCTTTGGTTTTGGCGAAGTTGGTGTTTCAAACTTCTGCGCACCCTCTGCAAATGTCACATATTCTTTGTATTGAGTGCCACTCTTTAATGCGCCGCCCGTTCTAGATACTGCATCGTATCCTGCAGCATCATAAATTGCGCGCAATACATCTACATTTACATCTCCAATTGCATAAGATAACGATCTTGGATTAAAAGTTCCTCGATCTAAATCATTATGAATTTTTTGCAAATCTTGAGTTGTGTTGTCTCGTGTGTTTTTGTCAGACAAAAGATCGGCAGGCCAACCATATTTGGCCAATCCTTCTGCATTACGTGGAATTGCAGATTGAAGTTTGTTAATTGTTTCTTTATTTAAGTTGTCAAGATCCAAAACTCGTGTTGCTAAAAGCTCACCACGAAGTACTGTTCCATCTTTATGACGAGAAGCAAATTCTTTTGCAGCTTGTTCTGATTCTGTGGTGTAAAATCCAGCACCCAAATTGCCATCAGCCGCGCCTTTAAATTCTGCTCCAACTGCTTGACCTCGATAAACTTTTGGAGCTGTAACAGGCGGCGTTGGCTCAGTTACGCCTGCCGGCGCTTGCGGTTGCGGAGTTACCGTTTCACCAGAAGACGGTTGACGCGGCGGTAACTTACTGACTTGCGAGTCATATTGCTGTCGGGCCTGTTGTTCATTGGGCCACAGCGTCATCTCAGGCAAGTACTGTTTAGCGTCTTGGTCATAGACGCCAACGCCAAACATGCCTGACTTGTTCTTAAACAAGCGCAGTTCAGTGTTCTCTCCGCTAGGCGTAGCGGACAAAATCTCTGCAGATGCATATTGCCGTTTCTGCAGTTCCGATCTCAAATCAACATCTGGAAATAAAGCGGTAAAGTTTTTTGTTTCTGTACGAAACTTTTGATCAGCGGGACCAAACTTATCTTGTAACAACTTCTGTTCTTGCGCGTTTAAAGAGTCCCATTCAGCGCGTTTAGCCGATCCTTCCGGAGGGATACGCCCTTTCGCATCAAGTAATGTTTGACTCTTTTCACGAATAGCTCGAATTTCATCCGTTGCAGCATCACGTTGCTGCTGAGCGTCTTGCACGGCCTGTAAACTTTGCTCGAGCGTAGGCTTCTCTGCCGGCACTTTCTTTGTTTCTTCAACCGGGGGCGTGACCGTGGGCGGAGCAGTAACCGGTGGCGCTCCTGTAGGCGGAGCGGCAGGCGCGGCAAACTTGGCCTTAAGTAGCTGATATGCCGGCTCTTCCGTAGAGCCCAGCGTCTGCGGTTCTTGATCCGGCGTACCCTGTACTTTTTCTTGCAAACGTCGGAACAACTCGCGCTGCTGATCCTCCGGCAACTGGTTGACCATGGTTTGCACAGCCGCGCCAGCAGAAGGCGGTGAAGGCGGTGCGACCCCAGACGGAGGAGCTACCGGACCAGCGGGGGGAGCGCCAGGGGTGGCAACGTTGCCACCCTCCGGGGGTGCCTCAGCCGCAGGAGCCCCTCGTAACAGTCCAAATACACCACCCAAAGTACCGCCACCGATAGCAGCCATGGCCGCGGTAGCACCCAACCCGGCAGTAAGTGACTGCTCCGGCTTGATGGTCTGCATGGCGATGTTACTGGCAAGTTTGCCACCCACCTCCTCGACCATCTCACTAGCCGACTCACCCAGCAAACCAGTAATGCCGCGACCCAAGCGGGTCGATTCGAGCTGGGACATAAATCGTTGTCCAGCCCCGGTCTCGGCAGCTTCTCGTACAGACTTAGCCACCGGCATTCTGGCCATCGTCTGTTCAATCGTACGCGCGCCCGGTAGTCTCTGCGCCAGGGTGGAAATCACCAACGCTGACGCGCCCACTGCTCGAGCGCGATCCAACGCGGTTTGTTTGGCTACGTCAGGATCAATCCCTTGTTGTACAAGTTCTTTGTACATTTCTTCAAAGGATTGAGCACCAACATCAGCGCCCTGCTGAATAGCGCCAGCACCAATAGCCGCCGCGGTACCGGTACGGGCAGCAATCTCGGCACCCTCTTGAAGACTCCTGCCGGCCATCGCGGCTCTGGCTGCACCCGCTGCTGTACCTAGTTTTGCAGCACCAAACGGTACTACTAACTGCGGGATCTGCTCAGCTAAAAACGTACTAATCAGCGCTGGATCTTTAACCGTTTCGCCAAATGCCACGCCAAACGCAGGCAGTTGGCCACCCGCTCGTTCTGCCTCTTCAATCTTCCTGGCGCGTTCATATTCACGGGCTACCAAACCGGGCGATTTAAGCCCCTGGCCAGTCTTCTTAATACGCTCGCCAAGTTGGAATAGTCCTGTCTCAGTGTCGCCAGTTCCTAGCGCATATAGCTGGGCGGGAAACTGAACCAAGGCCCCCAGGCCCGAGGTAAGCGCAGCGCCAGGGTCGCGCAGGAAGGCTTCGCCAACGGTACGTTCTTTGGCTTTTTCTCTGACCGACGCGCCTTGCTCTGCGATAGCCTGCTGCAAGACTGACTGTGGTGTGCCTTCCGGCGCTTCAATTGAATACGTATATCCATCAGGACCGCGTACCTGGAAGGTCGGCATAAGATTACCTCGGAGGAGCAGTAGCGCTAGTTACTGTAACACCTTGGGACCGCGCAGATCCAGTGGCAGCAGGTGGTGGAGTGGTTTGCCCTTGACGTGCTCGCAAATCTGCAATTGTTCTATCTAATCCGTTTAAGATTTGTTGATCATTCGCCAGCGCGTTTTCATACTCTTCTACAATCCGTTTTTCTTGGGCGCTACGCCTTGCGGGATCTTTGGCACGAGCCGAACTTAACATTGGATTGTCGCGAGCTTCCGCAGCGGTTCTTGAAAGTCTTTCAGCAATCCTTGCTCGTTCCCCTTCTGTACGACTTAACAAAGTGTCAGCCGCAGCTTGTCCCCTAACATCGGCCCCAATCTGAGCAACAGCAATCTGAGCAATACGGTTAAGATCGTCGCGACTAATTTCATACCCAAGCTGCGCGGCTTTAGTCTGAACCTCTGCCTTAATCTTGTTAAGATCAGAACCGTAGCGTGACAACGCACCCAACGCGGCTGCTGCCAATTCGCTATCAATTTTCCGATCAGCAATGTCAGTCTGCGACTCAATCTGCGCAGCGACTTCTGCGACCTTAGCTCCAAGTTCCAGACCTCTTTGACGAGCTTGGAACGCGGCCCGTTGTTCTTCTACGTCACGGCCACGCATAGCCTGACGACCAGCCTGCATATCTTTCAAAGCTTGCAGACCAAACGCTTCATTTGCCGCACGAGCACGATTAGCAGATTCTGCTGCTCCGCCTAGTACGCTGCCAATCCCCCGCCGGCCAGCACCACCAGCCAGGAACGCAATCAGATTATCCAGCCGCTGTTTCTCCGGGTCCATCATCCGCGCATACTGCTGTTCCAGACGAGCCTGCTCTGCTTCAGCTTGGCGACGAGCTTCTGGTGATTCCTTGGGAAACGTAGTGCCAAGATTTTCAACTTCCCCACGCAGCCTAGCAAGCTCAGCCATTTGTGGTTGATCTCGAGACGCACGGCTTCTCAAAAGACTGGTGCGCATCTCACCTTGAAGTTGACGCATCAAAGCATCGTTACTTGGCGGCAAAGCGCCGGCTAAGGCACTTTCAATCCCAGTTCCTACGGCAGAAGGGGTACGCAGATTTGGTGCAGCAGCAGCGCCTGTGTCTCTAGGCGGAGGTGGCGCGGCATCCTGTGTGCGCGGAGGAATTGTAGCGCCGCTCGGCGCAAACGCCGCTTCAAGATCTGCCGCCGGAGTAGCCCTAACTTCTTGTCGAGCGATGCCCGCGGCTACCTGTTTTAACGGGTCATCGAGATCAGCAGTTGATTGCGGAACAGGGCGCGACGGCGCAGGAGGGGCATATTGTCGAGCCACACTACGACCAGCCTCTACTGCACGTTGTTGTTCTTGAGCAGCAAACGCAGCCTGTCTTTGGGCGCGTCCACTAACGTCTCTAGCTAAGAATCGTTCAACATCAGGCGACAACGCAACTCGTTGCCCTGAATCCATTTCCGCCATTTCCCGACGAGCTTTTACTTGCAAGTCTTCAGACATGGTCGGTAACGTTCTATCTGGGATCGGTTGAACTCTTACGTCTGAGCCGGTTTCGCCGTTAAACGCCACAATACCGCCAGCCGCCATAGCCTGTTGCGGCATAACATTCTGCGCCCCAGGAGCAGCAGCCACGCCGCGACTCATGGCTTGCTGACGCATAGCCTGTTGTTGCTGAAGCGTCTTGCCAACCTGTTGAGCTAACTCTTGTTTTGTTAACTCAAACGCTTCCTCTTCCTTCTGATCTCGGATCGTAGGCAAGCCCCCAGGTGGCATGGCCTGAGCCTGCTTCGCGGCCATCAGTTGGCGCTTCTCTCGCGTTAACTGCTCATACGCGATCAGTTCCAATAGATCGTTACTAAGCTGGACACGTTTGCGTAACTTGTCTTCTTGCCCGCGGTACGCATCCATTACACGCGAAAGATCCATGTTCAGCATGGCCAATCCTTATTTGACAGGCGGAGTAGTACCGGAACTCGGAGGTGTGGTAGTCGGTGCAGCACTAATTACACCCAAGTCTCTAAGCAAAGTAAGTAAACCAGACCCAGTACCAAACAAGTTGCTCAAAAAGTCTGGCTGTGAATAGCCGTAGTTTGACGCGGAAATCGGCAGATCTTTGTAGAACTGACGTTGCCACTCCAACTGTTTGTACGGGAAGTCGCGTTCCTGCTCAAACTGTTTAATGTCAGCCGTTAAACCTTCTTGCTCAATCCCGCGCTGTACGCCGCCCAATTCAGCTTGTTTCTGCAACGCTGACAGGCCATAGTCTTGAGCCTGTTTAGTCGCAGCCATTTGACGCTGTTGCTCAACATTAAACTGTTCTTGAGCTTTATCAAACGCGCTGCGATATCCTTCACCCGTAATTTTGGCTAGTTGCGACTGTAAGTTACGCTGCGCTTCAGATTCCATCAGCGCACCCCGTGCCCCGCCAAATCCACCCGCTCGAGTAGCAGCAGCACGATTAGCTAGATTCTGAATCTGAGATTGACGGGTGGCTTCGTCAAACTGAGGTTGAAGCGCAGCCATCAAATACGGATTCATATATGACTGCGCATCAGTCGCGGTAAATGACGTAGGTGTATACGCCTTCATCTGATCGGTCGGAATCGTCAGTCCTCCGATCCCGCTAAACGCCGTCTGCTGTAATGTTGACGGGCCTGCAGTCAACTGACCGGTATATGCCTCGTATGGAGTAGCCGCCTGCGATTCGACCTTCCCAAGCATACTGGTAATACCAGGACCGGCCCATTCGGCCAAACCGGTTTGTGTACTGGTCTGTTGTCCAGTATTGGTTGGAACGTTTGACGTAGCCATGCTTACCTCGGCATAAATTTGTCAGGATTGATCTGTTTACCCTGCTTGGTCGTACCAGTCCGGGCTTTACGAATACGGTCCATCATGTCGTACAGACGCTGCGCTCCGGACTCAGAATTACCATTCCCAAGATGGGACACAACATCTGCCGGAATGACAAACTCACCATGGCTTAGTCTGGCCGGCTGAGTCCCTTCAATATTAGCCGGGATTTTATCAGCCATGCCATCGGTCGAGCCATTTAAATAGCGACCTTTTGCCAGCCCCATCAATCCGCCTTGGGCCGCTTGAACGGGACCAAACATTTGCCGACTAGGAGCAAATACAGGCGTTTCTCCAGTCCGTGACAGATAGCTTTTATAAGCATTATCCAAAGCGCGGCCAGAACTGCCGCCGCTGAGCATCCCAAAGTATGGACTTTGATACATGTCCATAGTGCCCACGCGATTCAAACCAGATGAAACGTAACTTGCATACTCTGGACTACTGTAAAAATTTGCAAACGAACTATTTTTAACAGTCGGTACATCTTTTTTTTCAGCAGGAGGACCCATAGTAAAGTCATCCCAAAGCCCAAGCCTTCTTAAATATTCTTCATTACGCTTATCGCGCTCTTCAGTAATCTTATCGCGGGGTTTGGTTACAGCCGGCTTCAACGTTTCAGCCTGTTCTTGAGCCGCAGTGCGCGCTGTTTGAACGCTAGTATCCGTAGGAGAAGATGGCGTTGGCACATATTGAGTGTCTGAAAAGTACCTACGACCGCCTGAGCCAGGACGCCGATTAGGATCCTCTGGCATCTTTACTCTCTCACGCACTGCCGTGTATTTAGGTACTGAACCTTGATACCCCACAGCGGCTGGCGCACCAGAGCCACGCATCATAGATAGCAAAGCCATGATCCCAAACAACCCCATGGGATTGGCCTTGCCGTCATCGCCAACAATCAACCCTCTCAAAAGGTTTTTTAAGTCTGTTGGAATTTGAGGCGGAGTATCAGTTTTAGGAGGTGTTCCACCAACTAAAGGATCATTAGGGTCAACCGCATCACGAGGATTGTCAGGTGGCAGATCAGGTCCAATCGGATCGTTTGGATCAACAGCCGGAGGCGGATTAGTAATCGGCAGATCAGGTCCAATTGGGTCGTTGACTGTGTAATCTGGCGGCATACCACCATATCCGCCAGTCGGATCGCCTTCTCCTGAATTGCCCAGTAAATTCCCAAGATTCATAACGGCATTTAAATCTTGAGTCATATACGCTTGGTATTCGTCATCCATGTCAACCTCGTAACATTTTGATTAAATCATCGGTGGTCAGGGAAGTTTCCTGATATGGACTAGTAAGCTGTTCCCACGGGATAAATGGCTCTGGTTGCTTCATCGGGGCCTGTGGCTGCTGCTGTTGTTGCGATTGTTGCATCATTCCCAGCAATCCTAACAGCCCAAACAAATCCATGGACTGATCCTGCCGCTGAGGAAGAGGGGGGGGCGGTGGTGGAGGGGGGGGCGGTGGCGGGGGTGGTGGCCGCGGAGGCTGCGGCTCTTGCGGAATTACAGGCGTAACCGGCGGAACCTGGATTACTTCCGGAACACAAATACCCTGTACAGGATCGTATACGTACCCTTCTTCACATTCAATAGGCGGAGGTTCAATAACCTCCGGCACACAAATGCCTTGTACCGGATCGTATACATATCCTTCTTCGCACTCAATAATCTCAGGCGGTTCTATTACCTCTGGAACGCATGTCTTAGAAACAGGGTCATACACATACCCTTCCTCACACTCAATTGGTTCAGGAGGCTCAACAATTTCTGGTACGCATGTTTTGGAAATTGGGTCATATACGTATCCTTCCTCACATTCAACAGGCTCCGGCGGTTCTATAACTTCCGGAACGCAGGTTTGAGTAATGGGATCGTATACATATCCCTCTTCGCACTCTATGGGATCGGGCGGCTCAATACTTTCTGGCACGCACATGCCTAATTGAGCGTCATACACATACCCTTCTTCACATTCAATTACTTCCGGCTCTGCTTCTACGGGCACACACGAGTCAGTGGTTGGATCGTATACAAACCCCGGCGGGCAGGTTGGCGTTACCTCTTCTTCAACCTCTTCTTCAACGTCTTGTTCAACATCTAAATCAGGTTCTTCCTCTGTAATAGGCATACAGACGCCTAGTTCAGCGTCATATTCAAACCCTTCCGGGCATGTAATTGGCTCAAGGATGTCATTGCCATTACCGCCATCTAATAACTCATCCGGTATTTCAAGATCATCGCTATCCCCAGGTTCGAGAATATCTTTTAGTGTGTCTTCATCAAACGTATCGTTGCCGTTGCCGCCTTCTAAGGTTTCATCACCGCCAACCAAAGAATCATTATCATCTCCGCCAATTAACGTGTCATTTTCATCCCCGCCAACTAATGTTTCATCGCCGCCGACAAGGGTATCGTTTTCATCACCGCCCACTATTGTTTCAACGCCACCATCGACAATATTCCACTCGCCATAAGTGTCGTCCTGTCCGCCACCCAGCGTGTCTTCTGGGAAGGAGGGTGGCAACGTTGCCAGATAGGCGTCTATATCCCCGCCAAACTGTTGATACGTTTCATCGTCCGGGAAGCCGCGCTCTTGAGCTAATTGATCTCTAAACTGCTTTTGTTGAATCTCATATTGCCGACCGCTTTCTTCAAGCGCGCGTTCATCTTCTAAGTGTTTGGCATAACGCTCTTTGCTGCCACCAAACTCATCACGCGTCGCAGCATCCGGCCAGCCTTCGGCAGATGCAAGATCATCTTGATAAGCCGTTGAATCTCCGTCGTAACTTAAATAAGTAACATAATCAGGGAACCCGGCATCGGTTGCTTGGGCTTGCCTAAACTGTTCAACGTTGCCTTGATACAGGTTATAGATATCTACATTGGGGAAACCAAGCTCGTCGGCTAATCGTTCGCGCTCTGCTTGCTGATCAGCGCGATAGGCATATACATCCCCGTTATAAAACTTATATGTATCGTAGTCGGGGAATATGTCTTTCAGGTCTTCGTATTTGGCCCGATCCAGTTGCTCTGCTTCTGCGGCAGCTTCAGCACTGCGAACGGCTTCCTGCTCTTCCAGAGCAACACGCGCCAGATCAGCTTGATAGGCACCATAGTTACCTTGATACTGTTCTTTAGTCGCGGCGTCAGGGAAACCCTCTAAATCTTCTACCGCAGCAACGGTGTCATTACCCGCACCACCTTCAACCGTCTCATCGCCACCAGCAGTGGTGTCGTTACCAGTCCCGCCGTAGATAATTTCTTCTGCTTCCCGCGCTTCTCTAGCTGCGCGTTCTTCATCCGTCTCGCCGCCAAGCAGATCATTTCCCAAGCCGCCGGTAAGCGTATCGACTACAGTGCCATCGCCCGATTCAAACTCTTCAGCATCTTCGCCGGGTGTATACGGGAACGGCTCGGTTGATGGTTGGGTGCCAAAAAAATCTTCTGCGCCTAAACCGGGGGTTAACGGAGTCAAAGGCACTTCAGGAGCGCCTATAGGCACTACATCAGCGCGTGGCTGACTAGCCTTATATGCGTCAATATCGCTATCAAACCGTTGTTGCGTGGCGTAATCAGGGAAACCTGCTTTCTGAGCGTCAGCCTCACGCTGCCCAGTAACAAATTCTTCTATATCAGTAAACGTAGAAGACTCATCTCGCTTACCGATGAACTGTAGTAATTGTTCATCAGATGGTTCAAAGCCAATGTCATCAAAGAACTCTTTAGCTTCATCACGCGTTACGGCTTGCTTATCAAACTGCTCAGTAAATTGCTTAGTTAGCTCTTTCTCATCGCCTTGTTGAACTAAAGCAAGCAGATCATCCTGCGTGAGTGTCAGCCCTTCTTTCTGGGCAATATCAGCCAGTTCGGCGGCATCTAACGTACGCTCGTCAACAAAGTTATTAATTAATCCTTGTAAGTCAGCATCAGCGCCTTCGCCAACAAACTTTGCAATATCCGCAGCGTCCGGTTTATATCCAGCAAATAACGGGTTATTGGCAAACGCATCCGTTACTTCATCGCTAGTGCGGAAGTTTTGGTCTAATGTATTAACCGCTTCTGTTGCGATCTCTTTTGCAACATCACTAATTTCTTCACCAGCGATCTCTGACAAACCGGTGATGCTTTTGTCTAAATCTCCTAAATACTTATCTCGATCTACCAACAGATCTTGAATTGTTTTGTTAAGCCCCCCGGTTCCATCTTCGCCAAATAACTTAGTTACATAGCCATCATAAGTATCTACTTTGTCATCTAACTTGATTTTATCAGCATTAAAAGTCGCAAGCTTTGTATTAAAATTTGTTACGTCTGATTCAAATTGCGGAATATTAGTATTTAAATAATTTGCTTGTTTTTCTAACGTATCTTTTGCATGAAGCCCAAGGCTAAGCACGAATTCATTAGTAGTAGGATTTACATAATATGTTCCGAAATCCTCACTATAACCTTCAACCAACCCCATGCGCTGCGCGTATGCTGTATTAACGGCAGGGTTGTAATGAACAGTGTTAGATCTCCAATCGTAGATTTGGCCCGATAAATTTAATAGATCATACGAATTGGCAAGAGTTTGTTGAGTACTGTTTAACGTCGCAGATTCTGAATTGAGTATGCTAGCGATCCCTGAAAGCCGAGTACTTTCAGTATCTATTTCGCCGCGTAAAGTATTGGCTTCCGATTGCGTTGTTTCAAATTCTGTAGCTGCTTTGTTAATATCACTTACAACAGACTTCAATCCAGAAGCCGCTGTGTTAGCCAGCGTACCAAAAACAGATTGGCTTAAAGCATTGCCAATAGCCAGCGCGGGATCTTGATTATTAAGGATGCTACTAACCGCTGCCTTGGTAGCATCGCTAATTAATCTGCCTTCAATTTTGGAGGGATCAACGCCAAGCTCAGTACGTAAAGTGGTATTAATTAAGCCACCAACCGCACCAGATAGAGCAGAGTTAAAAACTTCATTTAAGTCTTTGCCTTGCAAAACAGCAGCAGCACCCTGCGCAGATGCGTTGCTAATCACTGTTTTGAGAATTGCCTGCGTGGCCGTGGGCTGAAAGGCTACATCCCCTACTCCACCATAACCTGCAACATTCCCAAGTTCTGGGAAAGCGGCATCTCCGACTGCCGCACCCGCTTCTGTTGCGATATAACTCGTCGCTAAATTAATTACATAATTTTCCATGTTCCCGCCAGACATGGCGGTACGAGCTAGCGCTGTTACATACGGAGGAACCCCAACAGCGGTTAAAGCAACTGTGGCAATTGTGGGAAGCGGATCTTTTGCAATTGCGTCAAATGTTTTCCCAATACCGGTTAAACCCCTATCTACCCATCCAGTAATAGTGTTGAACGCGTTGCTTAACTCTTGTCTGGGATTACACATCTACAGTACCCCGATAGATGGTTCGGCCCTGATCATCCGTGCCAACTTGTTCTACTTTAACCGGGTACCCCAAGCGCTTCATCATTTCGATAAGCTGCATGTTGTGCGTTTCGCCAAACACAGATTCAAAGCCAGACTTGTCTAAGGCTTTCGCAAACTCTTTCATATTCTTCAAAAAGTTCTTTTGCGTGTCGGCGTTAAACACATACATCTGAGCGGTCTTCTGTGGCAAAAGCTTGATCCACAAAAGCGTATTCCCACTACGCATTACCCGATGCGTATTGTTTTGAATGGATAGAGCAACGGCTGCGTACACACGCTTCCAGTCCATGCCCATTTCTTTGACTTCATCAGACTCTTTAATGATGTCTTGTGTGCTCTTCATACCGCGCTCACAAAGGTAAGAGTAGCAACAACTGACGGAATCGAAGGATGCGGAAACGGCGTTGTCTGAGCCGCTTCTGCTTCAAACGAAACTGCTACGTTATTAACCGCAGCCCACATCTCAACGGTGTCCTCGGGAGCCAACTGCACGTAGAAATTACACGCTGCGATGATGTACCCCGGAATGCCTCCGTGGCTGGAAATTACATCAAACTTACTAGCCGTGCCAGCTACGTCTATATTGTTAACCCGCAGCCAAATCCACGCCGTGTGAATCTGGGTATCCGTGTTCTTTATCTGCACGCTGAACTGGTAGTTGTAGATACCCCCGACCTCCACAGCGATACCATCGGTGCCATCGTTAGTGCAGGCTGACAAAAAGTCATTTGTATCAAACGTGATCTGTGTTGCCGTATCGGCTGTAAACGTCTGGTCTGTTGTGCGCTGAATGGCCGCATACGGGAAATACAGATTCGAGCCCCCCGGCGGTACATCGCCAAGTGGCGGACTAATCAGCGCGTTATATGACTGTGTGAGACGGTTATAAAACAGTCGATGAACGTTATTTAGCTGATCCTGATACGGACGATCATAGCCTTCCCGCGCCTGGGGCAAGGCAGGTGGTGCAACCTTCTGAATAATCGGGGAAGTCATTTATCGTTTGCCATCAGGCCGCATGTCAATCCGGGGCGACCCAAGCTGCCATGTCGTGTTTAGATCATTGGATTCGATCTTCATCGCCATCTGTCGGGCGCGGACTCGTGTATAAACCTGACCGGTAAACTGTTCAACGGGAACCACTGCCGTACGGGTAACGTCGGCATAACTAAAATAACCCTCAGAGTGATTAGCATTGACCGCCGGATTAATAGAATACCCCGATCCAGAGTTCTGCAATGGGAGCAGGTACATCGTTACCTTTGGACTGTTTGCCGTAGACCCAGAGAATGTAATATCAGGCAGCATCCGCCAGACAAACATGAACTTATGGCCGTCATCTAAATCAAATTCAGAAGACGTAATGTAAGAGTTGATGGCTGAATCTACGCCAGCTTCGTTGTCATTAAGGCCAAATTCCTGATTAACCAGAGTATTAGAGTAAGTCGCAGCCAGCGGGTACTCGCGCAAACCAGAATCTAACCAAGCCGTACGCGCCATGGTGCCGTAGTACCAAATGTCTTCCATGTAGTTATAGACGACGTACTTGTCGATCAGTTCTGACCCGGCTGAGCAATAGAACCACCATATCTCATAGAAACCTTCGTTCGTGCCAGAAAAAATCTGTGGATACTGAGACTGGTTTAAATCCTCAAAGATGTAGCGACGCAGATCACAACGAAGTGGTTGGACTCGGCCATCGTATTTGTAGAACTTGTCTTTACCCATCCAATACGACACGCCGTTGGCGTAGGCTACCGCGTTTTCACTGGCAATAGAGATGTTTTCGCCGACCAACTGAGCGCCCCAGACGATAGGGGCACCAACGTATTGCAAAGAATAAAGCGCCGCATCCGTCCAGACCAACACCTCCTGACGGGACTGCGTGGCACTAATAATCTCAGAGCCTCTGGATAGTCTTAGAAAACCTGCTTGGTTAGTAGATGCAGGTGTCCAGTTAAACGGATCTTCTTGGTCTGACCACCGGATCAACATCGGATCAAATATGTTCGTGCTGTACTCGCTACAGCCAAGCGCAAACACAAATCGATTGATGTCTGAAACCAACAAGTAATTCTGTTTGGTAGGTACGTCCGTAGCCCCACCCCAGGCGGAAAGTAGGGGCGCGTTGGGCAGAATCGTATGAGCCCCGCTTTGACTGCCTGACGTATTGATAGGAGTACCGCCCGCTGTTGCAGCAAGCTGGAAGGTCGTACCCGATGCGTTAACCACGTAATACTGAGTCCCAACAGTAAGCCCTGTAGGCAGAGCCCCGGTTGTAGCAAGTCGGATCGGTGTGCCGTTTGAAATTAGGGCAGACGAAACAGTGACTACCGCAGGTGACGCAATGGTGACGGTAAAGCTCAGGGGGAGACTACCCAGCGTGGCATCCCAGTAATAAATACCGCCACCTCGGGGGCCAAAGATCAGGTCTTCACCAAAGTTAGATTGACTCCACAACCTGATGGGGTCGGTTGAAGTCTGTCCAATACCCCAAGCTCCTGATCCCCAGCCTGACGCACCCCAACCATTTAGAGGCTCTACAAACGCTGGGCCAGTATTAATTTGATATACCGCCCGGACAGTCCCACCGCCAGTGGCAGTTGTAGGATTGCCGCTAACGGTGATGGTGTAAGTCGTAGCCGATACGACAGTGATTTGATACTGACCAGTAATAGTGATGCCGCCGACAGCAGATCCACCATAAAAGGTTACAAAATCGTCTGTTTTATAACCGCCATTTGCATCGGTGACCGTTACGGTTTGAGAACCAGTAGTCGTAGCAAACGGATTAGTTAGCGTGACCGCTGACCGAATCGGCGTAATGTCGTTGTACGCACCGCCCTGGCTGATGTAGTACTTAAGGTTAGTCCCAACGGCAATTAAATTCTGACCGCCGAGCGTTACCCAGTTCCAAAGCGCCCGGCAAACACCCAGAAAAGTTGTTACCGGACTCTGAAACGGTGCCCAGCCACCAATCTTTTCAGGCGTTCCTTGGCGAAAACGAATCTTGTCGCACTCGTACCAACCATTTTCACTCTGGTATCTTGTATTTTCTCTATTTACTCCAGAACGGAGTTGCAACTTTTTAAGCATTACGCCACCCCTTTTTTGCGATCCCAGTATGCTTTCTTGGCTGCGCTTAGTTTAGCCTTTGTTTCTTCAGATATGTTTGCTTTGATTGCGCGTAGCTTCTCTATCGTTTCTGGGGAGTGTTTTTTTCCTGTATGTGCAATACGCTGCTTCTCTTTACCTGACTCTGGGTACGCGCCTCGCTTGATTCCAAGCTGTCTCGCTGATACTGCCTCTTTAAACTCCTTCGAACGTTTTTTGCCAACAAGAGATGTGCCAATCTTGGCCTTCCACTCTTCTGACAACGCCCCGCGAGGAACACCACGCCGCGCTTGACTAATCTTCTCTCGCGTTTCTGCCGTGGCAAGTTGACGCTGAGTCTCGTTCCATAGTCTGATTGCGGCTTTATGATCCTCTGAGATCGTCTTGCCTTTGTGTGTCTTGCTAATCTTTGCTCGTATTTCCGGGGTGTGCAGAACCACCCCTCCATAGTTCAAGTTGTAGCAATTCACCTTTTGATCAAACATCGCCTTGATGACTTTGATCTCAAAGATACGGCAGGTTTCGTAAGAACCTATAGCAAGAATCTGGCGGGTAAAGTCTTGTGGCCTAGATTTGTACTCGTTGAGCATGTATTTAGACGAACATATGTAGCCATCATTTACATGACCTTTGTGCATACCGACGTACAGCTTTTGCTGGCTATGGTCAGTCCAACAATACACAAATGAGTTCATCCCTATACCTGCACTAGCGAATCCGACAATTCTGCCACCTCTTTGACTCGGCGCTCCCAGCCTCTTCCGAACGTTTGCCACGTTGGTAGGCTACGCATGAACTCTAGCCGAGCTTGAGTGTAGTCATCAATGAGTTTGTCTAGGTTGGCATTCGATACTGCTGCTAGGGTAGCTGGCCCGATTGCACCGTCCGGCTTCGCCCCGACACACTTTTGTAGAGTCATCGCCGCCCGGCCCGGCCCGGAATTAACGGCCATATCAAACACCAGATAGTCGATCCCGGCGGGAAGATCATCCCCCCGAATAGAGTCCCAATACTGTTTCTTGTATAGCGGGTTCACATCGTCTGTGGTCAGGGCTTTCATCTCGTCGTGCGTTACCTGCCGACCGATGTGCTGCTCCCAGACCGCTTGAGTAACACCTAGATTCGTAGATCCCGGCCTGCCGTCAGGTAACTTGTTACCCGGATCGCGGGGGTCATCTGTAAAACCCCCTTCCGACTGAAGTAGATGCTCAAACGCTAGATGCCAAGTGGACTTCATTTTTTACTCTCAATCGTCTCTTGCTTAGCCTTAGACCCTGCGGATGACCCAAAGAAGAAGTTCAGGATGGTCGCCACTACCGTCGCAAGGATGAACCCCAATACAGTATCGGCGAACCTGACGTTAGCCTCGGGGATGTTCACCATCGTGATCAAAAAAATATAACTAGCCGCCACCAACGACCAGAAAGTAGCCAGCACATAGACAAATGACCGGCTTATTCCGTTGCCGTTAATCAGCGCGGCAACCTGCATCGCTCTTGCGTCAGCCGTGTTCTTGTTTGCCTGCTCGACCATGAACTCTTCGTGCTGCATCGCACGATCACGGAGAGCCTTGATGTCATCCTGAGTCATGTCCGGCTTTAATTCCATGCCGGTTTTCTCTTGGACGTAATCCAGCCCTTTGTCTACTACCGCCTGAGCTACTTTTGGCAGGTTGTTTTGGATCAGCGTAGACACGATCCCGGCAACGATTGGCAGCATTATCGGCTTATCTCCGCTAAAAAAACCATGAGAGCCGCTATCAGGATAAAGACGATAGTCAGCAGGTAGCTCATTTCGTCGCCGTTACCTGATCGTCACCCTTCGTGACCGTTACCCGGCCCTCAGTAACGTCAACCTTCATCGGCTGCTCGGCACGATCAAGCCGGTCTAGCTTAGAAATCAACTCCCGAATTACTTCAAACTCGGGCTTTTCCTGCTTAGGATTCGCCCCGGCGATACCGTTCAGCATTGAGATCAGGGCAGTTAAAGCTGCACCCAATAGACCCATGACGGCGGCGATCTTCTCGTTCTCAAGGACGATAGAAGCGCCCACCCCGATCACTACAATCAGGGTGATATAGAACAGCCCCTGCTTGCCGATAGCCTTACCGGCTACGTCTTTAGCAGAGGATTCCGCCTCTAGTCTCTGTAGCTCGGCTTGCGCCTGAGCCTTGAGCATTTTGATCTCGTTCATTCCGGCCACCGATCCACCATGAACTTGATGATGTGGAAGAGAATGATCCCGCCTGTACCGATCACAACCGCTATGAAGATGGCGTCAGAGCTGTTCTTGATGAACTTTTTCCTGCGTCTCATCTGCTCGTACACCATCTTCTCTCGCTGCTCTTTAATCCGTCGCCGCATCTGGACAAACTCGACATACCCTTCGCGACCCAGATGCTGAAGCTCTCCGTAGTGAAACCAGTGATAGAGAGTCTTCTCCATCTCTTTGATCTTTACCTGCGCCGCGTAAGCATCAAACGCTTCTTGCGTCGCAGACTTCGTAAAGACCAACTTCTTGAACAACGGAGGCTTCTTGTTAGCCTCTATGTTGATCCATTCTTGTAGATCGCTGACTGCACTTGCCCACTTACCCAACTGGCCGAAGACATCTTCTGCCTCTCGGCCAAGCTCAACAGCTTTCTTTAAGCCGTTGAATACCGCCGTAGCCGTAGCCAGCAGGGTAACTGGGTCAAGCACAATTTACTGTACCGCAGCGTCTTCAGACTTCAACTGCGCTTCTGCTTGGGACTTGATCTTCACGACCAACGGCCATGCGCCGCTAGAAGTGGGCAGTTGCCCCAAGGTTTGCAGGATCGCGTTGACTTCTTCTACCGCCAGCGTCAGGGTAACTTCGTTCATGCTTGGTTCCATGGGAGGGGCGGTGAAATTACTACGGGGTGCGCCTGAGCCTGAATCTGCGCCTCTACAGCCGCTTCCGTTGCCGCTTGATCCACTCCGTTAGCCCAGATCCAGCCAAGCACCTGCTGCTGCGTTAGCTGGTCATAAGGCGTGAAAGAACCCTCCGGCGCTGGCAGCGAACAGGTCGAGTACACCCGGCCTGAGTATTCCTTGCCGTCGATGGTCTGGGTGTCACTGCACTGCCAGTGAACAACGATCACAACGTCTTGGTACTCGCCTTCTTGGACACGAACGTCCATTGCTGAGATGTTCCAGTTCATGTTTACGCTCCTTTTAGTGCGGCCACTTCGGCCTTGAGTTCGTCAATCATTGCCTGCTGTTCTTGAATGCACTTCATCAGCGCGTATTGCAGGTCGGTCTGATAGATTGATAGGCGCATTTTGGGGTTTTCTTCAGTTCCCCAATTGCTT